TAAATTTCTATCCAAGTAACAGCGATTATATCTTCTACAAAATCACCATAGTTTGTTTCGCCATGCTCGTCGCAGACGCTCCATTCTTTTTCACCTTCTATGGTGCCAGCCCAGCCGAACTCAACATAGCCATCAACAATAAGTTTGAACCCATCAGACAACGAGTCAGAGATGCCATCCCTTTGTAGCGTAGAAGCAAGAGCCCTACGGACTATTTCATTTTCCATATCTACATGGTCTTCAGTGAAGTAAATAAGCTCTGTTTCGGTGACTTCGTAGTAGCCAGAGCCGCTCCATTGATGCCATAGAGACTCACCAATTCTTACATCCTTCATAGCTCACCTTCCTCTTCTTTCTCTCTTAGGGAGGTTAATGAGCTGGTAGGGAGATTATCTGTTGTGAAGAAAACAACTTTTGGATCTTGCATTTCAAAGATGCCAGCCACCGTGATGTTCCCGCAATTAGTGCAAACTTCTACAGCTCCAGTATTCACCTTCACTGGAACATCGACCCCAGTTAGACGCATAAGGATATCTCCACTGCTATCCATACTTTCTGGTTCCCATCTGGCATGGTCTTTCAACCAGCACACCTCGCAGAGGGACATGGGGGCTTGAAGTTGTTCACCGCTCATATACCTAGTTTACTACCTACTGAGATAGGGATTCTAAAAGATGTGCGCTTCTCCCACGTTTAAGAGAGCGACGTTCTTTAGGTGTTAGACCGCCCCATACACCATGCGTCTCATTGGCAATACCCCACTGAGCACATTCAATTTTATGAATGCAAGTGTCACAAATTTTTTTGGCAATTAAATAATTGCCTTCTTCCATACCTTGGTCTGGGTCGTCTAAGTCTTTAAGATAAAAAAATGTAGTTCCAACTTGAGCACAAGCTGGTTCTGTAAATTCCCACGGGCCTTTTAAGGTCATATAGAGATTCTTTACTTAGGCTCGTTGTATAGCTTCTTTGCAACCTCGTAACCACAGCCAGCATAGCCAGCAATGTCAATCCAAGTATCTGGCTGAAATCCAGAATTAGAAACAAATCTAGCTAGCTTTACGCCAACCATAGCCATTGCAACATCTTCTGTTGTGAATGGACGTTGAAAGATTACTTCCCAAATCTTTGCAATGTTTGTAAAGTTCTCTTCTGGACCACCGTACTGTTTATTACGGTCTCCATTAATAATTCGAGCAGCCTCGCGAAGAGCTTCAACTCTTGCAGGTGTCTCTTCAGTATTAACTGTAACTGTTACGTTTGTTGGGTTTGATGTTTCACTCTTGTTATTGTTGTCTAACATCTTTTATCCTCGCTATGACTTCGGCTGTGTATTGATATTCACTTGTTATTTCAGTAATCTCTGAGACAATTAATTCATAGTTAATAGAGTGACTAGGTGGTTCAAGTTCAAACTCTTCGTCATCTTCGTCATCACTATGAGCACCTAAAAACTTGGAGATAGCTGCGTCAGCAGCCTGAGACAACTCTTCGTAGCTATCTCCAGAAACAACAAATTTTAAAGTTGTTGTTCTCATGTAAGGATTAGTTTTTCAAGTTTCTGAGGGGGATAGTGAGCCCCTTCAAGAGCTGGTTCTTTTCCGTCAGTCATCTTTACAATGACATCTCCGTAACGAACACCAACTACTACACCACGACGACCGTTATGCAGCATCCCAAGTTCGCCATCAAAAGCATCTGCCTTTACACGAACCTCTTCTGCTACTTTTATATCGCCAGGGCGTACTTGGCTCCAGCTTTCATTCTTGTTTTCTTTGATAACAATATGACCAAGAGCTAGTTTTGAGAACATCTCAATTGTTGTATTTTTGAACTCTGGAGTTAGATTCTCAAAAGAATCAAACAGTTCAACAAGTTTGAGTGTTGCATCGCCTACTGGCTTTCGGACTTTTGCTGCTTGCAACTGAGACTTAACCCAGTTCATGTCGAGCTCTCCCATAAAAGACTCCTTTCGATATAAATTCTAGTGTGTTTTAGTTGTTTAGTAAAGATTAGACGGATACTTCTTTTAAAGAAATAGTTTGTAATAGATCTTCAACTGTTTCTTTCCATGTAGGTATTGCTTTTAGATATGATTCTTTTTGAGCAGCAGAAAGATTAAATCTCTCTGAATCCGTCAAGGTTTCTACTGTGCTTGCTAGATGAGTCCACTCAAGACCTAATGCAGAGCTTTGACGCCAGTCAGTAACAACGGGAACGCCATTTGCAAGGCTCTGTGCAAGAGCTGGTGACCACCAAGGCTCATTAGAGCGGTATACGGACACTAAGGTTCCTATAGACCTTCTAATCCTCTGCTGAGTGTCTTCAAGACTCTCCCAACGGTTTGTTCTAGTTGGGACAACTTCATAACGAAGAGTCTCGGAGATAGAACGCGACCAACTTGATTTAATTGAATCGCACGTCCAATACTCTTTTGTTATAGAGAAATCAGGAGCTATGTAAGGCTGCCTAAGGAGATATGCATCAACACTTATTGGGGCAAGATTCTTTGCGTTTGTATTTGGGATTGCCTGAGAAACCTTGGCATGACTCATCCACGGAAAAGATGGGTAAAGAGTTGTAGGCCATTCTTCATTATATAAAAATTCAATAAAGCCGTAAACTTCACGCTTTAGTTCATCATTTTTTACAAGATCAGAATAACTTTTTCTTCTGCTGTAAAACTCTTTTTGCAAGTCAGACATGTTTAGATAGCATGACTTTAAAGACGATTGAAGTTTGTATTGTTCTGGGGCATCTAAAAAGAGAGCAAGATTCCCAATCTCTCTTGCCTTTGAAGCAACAGAAAACGCTGGATAAATCTTGTTAGCAGAGAGACTTGTTGGCGGTGCTACCCCAACTAAAACCGTGTCGTACTCTTGTAAAGCCTCTTTACTCATATAGATAGATGGCTCTGCAATAGATACAGAAGCTCCACCATCTTTTAAGGCTTGAGCAATGAGAGTAGAAAATGTTGGAGTCCTTAATGCTGTTTTACTAGACGCTTGTTGCGCCGTACATCCAGTTATAAGTACTTTCATTGTGTTACCTTCCTAAAACTTTCTATTAATTAGAAAACCGCCCAGCCTTTCGACTGGACGGTTTCCCAAACTTCTCAACAACGTTTATTAGAACGGTGATGAAGGTGCTGCTGCTGGGGCTGGGGCTGGCGCAGGCGCTGGAGCTGGTGCAGGAGCTGGTGCAGGAGCTGGTGCTGCTGCAGCCGTTTGTGGAGCAGCAGTTGTTGCTCCGCTTGCTGGGTAATAGTTCTTGATTTCGTTCTTCTTATTACCGTTATAAGTTCGTGAACCAATTTGTCCACGAAACTTACGACCAACCATTGCCTGCTCAATTTGAGCATTGCTTGGTGCACGGTCAAAGAAGTCTTTACCAAGACCAAGAGAGTGCATCTTACGGAAGAAGATACCAAGTGCTGTCGGATTATCTGGGGAAACAACAAGGTTATCCCAAACAAGACGCTTAGCGTGTGCGCCAGTTTCGACCTGTGCCTTTAGGGCAAACATTGTCTTACCTGACTGTGTTACTTTTGCAGTTCCTTCTAGTACAACGAGATCGTAATCTCCGTCTGGAAGGGCTTCGTATGATGCGGTCTCTCCCGCATCTTTAATAAGGTCTGACCAATTTAGCGAACTCACGCTGGTACCTCTGTTTCTTTCTTGTTTGTTGTTGTTGTTGTTTTCTCAGCCGAAGCTACCTGCTTCGCACCGAAAATCTCATTGAGCATTGTCTCAATTGAAAGCTTGTCTTGCTCAACAATTGCGCCAAGTCTTCCTTGTACACGCTCTCCTGCTTCATACTCATTTGTGCGTTCGACATACATACGACGAACCTTGTAAGGAGCTTGAAGAGGGTCTGGGTTGGGAAACTGTTCAATTGTTAGAGCACCAAGAATGTCGTAAAAATATGGTGCTTGAATTGCAAGTTGTCCTTGCAAATATGGACGATGCTTTCCGTCCTGCGTCACACGAGACATCGCTGTTAATACGACAGCCTCAAGTGGATTAGTTGGGTGCATCGTAAGGTCACGAAGGTCACGAAGTAGACCACCCATGTGACGAAGAAGTTCGCCCCACTGTTGCATCTTCATTTGTTCGTTTCCAGCAATGCTGTCCATGCACTTGACTTGCAACTCCGAGATAGAGTCAATAATCAAGCTCTTAAAGTGGTGCTTACCTAACTGCAACCACTGATACGTCTTGATAACCGTGTCGTAGTCACGGACAGTGACAACACAGGTGTCCCAAGTACCATCTGCAAGAGGTGGTTCTTCTCTCAATGGGTCCCAGTACTTAACGACGATAGGTAGGAATCTATGTCCACCTTCAACGTCAAGCATAAGACGTGGATATGGCGCGGTTACGGCAAAAGAGGATTTACCTACTTTTGATTCTCCGTAAACCATTACGGTCAATGACCGTTGTATCTCACTCATGTGTCACTCGTTTCCTTTTGTTTCGTTGATTCCGTAATATGCGTATGGGTCTGCGACTTCATACATTTCACTTATTGCTTGCTCTGATGCACTTCCATCATCGACGAGAGTACATACAGAGTAAAACTTGCATTTCCATTTGCAATCACGAGACGGGCTCGGATACGCATGGAATGCAGGGCTCTCCCCCTTATCAAGGGCAGTACGAACTCTCATCAAGTCCGTAATCGTCCCATGAATGCGATCCCAGAAGGAACGCAAGGTGAAGATATTGTGTCTGACCTCTATCTGGTCATAGAAAGGTGGTCGTGCTGCTGCAGAACGACGAACCTTCTTCAACATTGTGAAGATACCTCCGTCTGAGCGCTCCGTCTCATCCACCTTTGTTGCTTCAAGAAGCATGTAGGTAAGAATCTGTTCATTCATAGGTGCAAGATTTGCAAAGTCTCCAAGAGACCCACCTACAGTTTTGAAATCGCGGAACATACGAACACCGTCACCTTTGCGACGAACACGCATGTCAAGCTTTCCAGTAAGTTCAACCTCACCATTGAAGAGCGGTGCAGTAATAATTTCTTCAGTTGAAATCATCTCAAGCTCTGCGTCAATTCCGTTCTCTTCAACCCACTGAAGATAACCCTCAAGCATGATGTGACCAAGCTCTGCTTCTTTTTCAAGTTCAGATACATCAAGGAACTTCTCAAGCAAAACAGCTTTCTCGGTGTTGACAAGATTATTGTGTGCAGTCAGAAGGTTAGTTCCATTTGCATAATAATCGTCAAGTGCTGCGTGGATACGAGTTCCTAATGCAAGAGCACCAGTAGAGTCTCTGTGCTTTGGTTGCAAGCGTCGGTAGTAACTAAACCACCAACGACGGCGACAATCTTTAAATGTTTGAATTTCAGAGTTTGAAAGTCTAACTACTTCACTCATAGGACTCCTGCCTTATCGTCTTTTAGAACCCTGAGTAGTTGGTCTTTGTCACGGACAATTTGCTCAAAGTTATCTGCTTTTGTTTCTAGCACTTGCAATACACGTTCTTCAATAGTTCCTTCAGTAACGTAATCAGTGATAATCACTGAATCGTGAATTTCGGAACCAATTCTATGAACGCGATCCAAAGCTTGCTTATGGTCAACTAATGACCACGGCCTCTGAAGCATAATCAGCCTACGGGCAGCAGTCAAGGTCACACCCACACCGCCAGCCTGTGCTGTAAATAGAATCCATTTAATCTTTCCAGACTGGAAATCATCAATAGCCTTCTGTCGTTCATCTTCATCTTGAGCACCAGTAATAAGACCGTGGTCAATCTTTGCCTTGGTCATAGCGGCGCTAAGAAGTTCAATCAACTGACGAGATACAGCACATACCGCTACTGAATCATCACCAAAGTCACCATGAGAAATATCATCCATCAGAGCATCGACTTTACAGGAGGGGTCTGACAATCTTGCTTTCATTTCCCCTGTGGTCTCATTTACCTCCATAGTTGCATAAGAACTAGCAAATTGGACAAGTCTTGTCGTTTGAGTCAAGATACTTGGGGCAGTAAGTGCATCACCAGATTCAAGCTCTGCAATCATGGTGTCACGCATCTGCTCGTAAGCTTTCTTTTGCTTAGTCGACATCTCAACATCACGGCGTTCGTTAATAATTTCTGGAAGCCATGGAAGCACAACGGACTTAAGCATACGGCGCATATGCGGATTAATTGCTTTATAAAACTCATCCTGCATGTGAGGCTTTACCCCAATTACAAGCATCCCACCAAATGCATTAAGCATCGTGTCAATCATTCGGTCAATCCACTTTGTCTTTGAAGGCCAGTCTTTTGGAGATAACCAGTGAAGAATTGCCCACAAGTCAACAACATTATTTGCAATTGGTGTTCCAGTAAGAGCAAAACGAATCTGAGCGTCTCCAGTTGCTGACCAAAGAGCACGAGTCTGCTTTGACTTAGGTTCCTTAGAGCGGTGGATTTCGTCTGCAACAACAGCTTTAAAATCAATCTTATTTAGTTCACGAAGGTGAACCTCACAACGGTTTTCACTTATTGCTTCATCGTGACCACCGCATGTGGAGCAGCGTGTTAAGGCAACTGATCCGTATGGGGCAAGTCGTGAATGTGTACGCAAGGACTCCCAGTTGATGATGTAGACATCTGCGTTTGATTCAAATTGTTTCTTACGCTGAGCAGAAGTTCCCTTGATTACCTGAGTAGTAACTTCAGGCCACCAAGTCTTAAATTCACGAGCCCAGTTCTTCTTGAGGGTATTAGGGCAAACAATAAGCGCAGGAAAGACATCTTCGCCATTTTCCTGCAATTTCTTAAGGGCGCGGATAGCCTGAGCAGTCTTACCAAGACCGGGCTCATCTGCCAAAAGGGCTCGTTTAGCGGTCGCTAGGAAGGCTACGCCAGCTCTTTGATGTGGAAATAGGTCTTCGTCTCCATCTGCTGTCTCAAGCTCTCTGAGGGCCATTGCGGGGCTTACACGGCTGTTTAGCTCGTTTGTAGCCCACTCTGTAAGGTCTGAGCCAATAGTTAAATCATCGCGGAAAGTGGAGCGTAGGGCTAGGCAACTAGACCAGCTAAGAGGAACTCTCCATACCTGCTCAGTTTGATTCCAAGAGGAGCCAGGCAGGGATTTACATAGTTCCTTGTATCGCCATTCTGCGGTAATGAGAATGTGGGATTTCTCGCTGTCGAGGTCCACTATTACTGGCACTTGCTACCTTCTTTCGTCGCTATGTCACATACTAACACGATTTGATGAAAAACTACAACCTATCTGTTAGTTATTTTTCTTTGTCTAAGAGTACACGAGGAATCCATCTTGAGCGAACTAGAGATAGAAGCCCATGTCGTATTGCATCATTAGCATGACCTTCTCCCCCCTTATGCCAAACGCCAATGGTTTGGAGAGCTTTATTAGGGAACATATTCTTAGCGTCTACAGGAGCTTGAAATATGATGTTGTCTACTGGATAGTCGTTTTCCCTACATAGATGCTTGAGAACGCCAATCTGCTCAAGGCTATAAGGCGCTTGAGAGTTCTTAGCAGTTGCAGCGTTGATTACAAAGCGCTCGCATACAACTTTGAAATTATCATATTTTTTCCAATCAGCCAAGCCAGTCAGAACATCGTTAGCAAAAGCATCAGGTTGACACTCAGTTGAGTAAAGACGCTCTGGTATCTCGTCAGGATTTCCTGACCAAGACAGAAGAGCAACACCAGTTGCTTTTCCTGGGTCTACTGCAAGAACTACATGACTCATGTCCATACCACCTTAGAAACTCCAAGTCTTTCTAGATAACTTTCGCATTTCTTACAAGGTTTTGAATATGCAGCAGAGCCGTCAGCAGCAGCACGAGCAACATAGACAAGAGCTCCTTTTACACGAGTCCCTGCTGCAAGTGCTGCCGCTGCTTCCGCATGTACATGCGACCTACGCCAATGTGTTGTTGGGTCAGCAATCTTTTTATTAGTTGCTGTGGCGATAATCCTTCCGTTAGAAACAACTACGCAGCCATGCCTGTATCGGCACTTGCTCGTCTTTGCGAGCGCAAGCGCCATATCTAGATATTTACTCATGTCTAGTATTTCTGTCCCCAATTTTCAAGTGGTCCGTCTACATCTGCTGTAAGTGGGACGGCCCATCCTTCTGTTGTTGTCATACATTCACGAACAATCTTTTTAATTTATTCTGCCTCTTTACGAGGGGCTTGTAAAACAATTTCGTCATGCACTGGAACAATTAAATAATCTGTTAAATCTGCTGCGTCAAGCTTGACTAAGTTACTCTTAAAAATCTCTGCTGCTCCACCTTGAATCAGATAATTCACAAGTGTGTAAGTGCGGTCATCATCGCAAGGGATACGACGACCAGTCCATGTATAAACATATCCTTGACCTTCGTTGCGGAATCTTTGTTGACCAATGTTGTCAATCTGTTTTTGGAATGACATCATTCCTGGATAGTTGAGGTCAAACGAGTCTGATACTTCACGCATCTGATGCTCTGGAACTCCAGCAGTAAGCGCTTGCTTAGCCACTCCAGCACCGTAGAGACGACCGTAGACAACACCCTTAATGAGGTTACGTCGCTTATCTGATTTCTGCATCGTTGGGTCTTGATAAACCTGACGACCGATTTCGGTAAATGGATCAGAGCCAGTTTGGTCTGCAATATGAAAAAGTTTAATTAAATTCTCATCTGCAGAAAGAGAGGCAAACATACGGAACTCAACTTGGTCAAGGTCTGAGGTAATCAATACATGGTCCTCATCCTTTGGGATAAACGCACGGCGCACAGTGGCATCGCCTTTAGGAAGAGTCTGCAACGCTGGGTCAGTAATAGACATGCGAGAGGTGCGAGCACCAAGAGTTTTTACGGATGGATGTACAAAGCCATTGACATGCTTATTCATAAAGTTGAGGAAGTAAGTGTTAGCAAGTTTGTCAGCCTTGCGTTGCTGCAAGACAGTCTCTGCAAGGTTTTTAACTTCTTCGTTTCCAGCAATTGCTAATTGCTTAAGTTGGTCTGCACCAGCGGACTTCTGACCAGATGGTGTGAACTCTGTAATATCAGCACCAAGGTTTTCAAGAATCTTTACAAGTTGAACGTTGCTTGTAATTGAAGCTCCGTACTTGTTATAAGCCCAAAGCTTTACCTTTTCGGTGTAGTCAAGAAGCTCTTCATATTTCTTTTTTGAATACTCGACATCTACGCGAGCACCGTTAATCTCCATACGAGTAACAATTTTGCGTGTAGCCATCTCAAGTTCATAAGCCTTGTGGTACGGACCTTCAGGACCACACTTCTCCCAATACATCTCCCACAGACGCATCGTGATAACTGTGTCAAGAGCGCCGTAAGACCAATAAGGTTCAAATGATGTAGGGACAGTGCCCCAAGTCCAGCCATTAGTTGCAAGGCTTTCATCAAGTTTGCTTTGCAAGTGTGCAGCCATTGGGTCAATGTGAGTGGATGCAAGGCTCTTCAATGCACCAGAACCAAGTGGGTCAACAATGTGAGCCATAATCATCGTGTCGTGTGCACGTTCCCATGGCATCTGCCAACGCGATTTAATAGCAAACCATCGGGCTTCGAATGCAATATTGTGGCACACAATAGGTCCATCAAATCGGTCCATTGCTTCGTAGAAAACACCAGACCATTCATCCCAAGGAATTGACCAACCAGTCATGCCATCGCCTACTTGAACAAGACGCAAATCACCATGCCAAGGAGATAGCGCATCTGCACGAGGGCGTCCTAGATGCTCACCAGTTTCTGTGTCAATTGCGATAGCGTTATGGGGACGTCGCTCACCAAGCCAATGCAAGAATTTTTCTGCTTCTTGTACATTGTTGACAAGGTGTAGTTGTACACCTGATAGGTCCGTTCGTCGCTGGGTCATTTTTTCCTCTGTCTTGAAGGTAAAACTAATATATCTCTTTTATGGAATCATTTCCACTCTATAGATACTGTCAATTTTTTCGTCTTGATCTGCTGCTAGTTCTAGCAATCTTTGAGCAACATTAGTTAGATATCTTGCCCCACCTTGGTCGTATTTGTAAAGAGCATCTAAAACTGGTGTTGGGTCTTCACTTACTTGAGCCCATGTTCGGTCTTTTTCAGGAAATACAACAGGCAGTGAGCGAGATGGGAAGCACTCTTCACAAGGAAGTGCATCACTTTTAAGCTCATCTGAGGATGCCTCTGTGAGGTTGTAACGCTTAACAAGTGGGCATGCAGCACCATGAAACATAAGAGATACACCTACACGAGAAAGAATGTATGAGCCATTCTCTGTCTTGTAAAGCTTAAACTCAATCCATCTAGTAGAACCACGACGCCATGAGGAAGACTCTCCTAATAGACGACCATTAAATTGAAGAGTACGGGAACCGTCTTTTACCTCATACATCAGTTGACCCAAACTCTCCTCTTACTCCCAATCCGTATGTTGGCTCACCCGTTTCTGGGTCATGCTCATGTGGTTCATCAAATTGATGCAATAAACTGTGCTCTTCATCAGTCATAGTAAGAGTTCTACCTTGATGACCATTGTTATTTAAATGATTCCACCATTGAGTTGATTTCTCAAGGACATCATAAATCTCTTTAATATTAACAAAAGGCCAAGGCTTTGTCCATACTTCTGGTTCTGGGTATGGTGCAAAATCAGCAGCAAGATGAGCTAGGTATTGACCTAGATGTTCTATATGCTCATTAATAGTTTCATCAGAGATGTTTTCAACTTCAGATGTATTAGTTAAGTTAATCTCTGTACAAAACTCTTCACCACTAGATGCAGTAATAAGTTTGCAGATATGAGGCTCTTGCCCAGCTTCATATTTCGCTTTGTATTCTATCATTTTGTCTCCATCAACTTTGCTAGTTGCTGCTTAAGTAAGTCTATCTCACTTTGTTGAACCTTTACAATTTCTAACACGAGTGTTGACAACATAGCGTAGTTGATAGCAATAGGTTGCTTTTTATCATCATACTCAATTATTTCTTTTACACCCAGTTCTTCTACATCTTCAGCAATGTAGCCGTAGCTCCACTCACGGCCTCTATTAAGCGGTGTCCATTTTTTATGATATTTGTATTTTACAAAATTTAGTTGAAGAATTTTTTGTAAATCTTCTGGCATGTAGTCAGAGATATCTGTCTTGAACTTACGAGAAGAAGGTGCACCTGTTGTACCAGTGTGAGCGTGAGCACCAGATTGAAGTGTGTGACCGTGAGCACCACTGGATTCAATTGTTACTGCGTGCGTGTGACCTGATCCAGCAAATCCAGTATGGGTGTGAGACCCCTGTGCTACCTGAGTAGAGCCATTTCCAATTGAACCACTTGATATTTTTGAAAATGTAACAGAACCGTTTCCAAGTTTGTCTGTTGTAACCGCACCAGCAGCAATTTCTGTACTACCTACTGCACCAGCAATAATCTCACCAGAACCAACTGCGTTAGGTCCAATATTTAACTGACCAATTGAGTTATCAGTAATGTTGTTTTTAAAAGCATCTAAACTTCCACCAACAGTTTTTGTGGCAATTTTTGTATAAAAAATTGTAGAATCTTTAAGTTTATTACCATCAAGAGTAGCACTAGCTACTTTAGCATCAGTAACAGCTCCATCTACAATACTATTTGTATCTACAGCATTATTGGCAAGTTCACTTGCACCTACAGCATCTAAATCAATTTCATCTGCATCTACTGCTCCAGTAGCAATTTCTGAACTATCTACAGCATTAGCATTTATTTCTGCACTATCTACAGCATTAGTAGCTATTTCTGAACTACCTACAGCATCAATATAGATTTCATCTGCTCTTACTGAATCAGTGCCCATTTCATCATTTCCAATTGCATTAGAAATAATTTCTGAACTATCTACAGCATTAGTTGCAATCTCAGAACTCCCTACAGCATCAACATAAATTTCATCAGAGCGTACGGAGTCAGTACCCATCTCTGAGTTTCCAACAGCATCAAAATTTATCTCAGCTGAATTTACTGCATCGGTAGCAATTTCTGAGCTTCCTACTGCGTCTGTAAAGATTTCATCTGAGCGAACAGCATCTGTTCCAATTTCAGAGTTACCTACAGCATTAGCATTTATCTCTGAACTATCTACAGCATCTGTTGCAATCTCAGAACCTCTAACAGCGTCTAATGCAATTTCATCAAAATTGACTGAATCTGTGGCTAGTTCAGAGTTTCCTACAGCATTATCTTTAATCTCAGCGCTATCAACCGCATCAGTAGCAATTTCATCATTACCTACAGAGTTAGTAGCTAACTGTGCTTGTCTAATTGCATTTTCAGCCATCTGATCATTAGTGATTGCAGCAAGAGCAATCTGGTCAGTTGCTACAGCTCGTGGCTGAATGTTGGTTCGTCTAACAACTTGGTTAGCAAGTTTTGACGGAGCAGGTCGTGCTTCTAGATATTTAAGACGACGCATAACATCGCCAATAGACCCCGTAATAGAGGAACTTCTTGCACTTCTTCTAGTTGCCACTTTGATCGACCTTCCAATCCGTCACTAGCTCTAATTGTACTGATTCTGGGAATGTAGGACTGTCAGGAACAGTCACTGTGTAGGACCCAATCTTCCTAATCAAGATGTCATCTCTTGGTTCTTGGTCGTTAGCCAAACGCTGACGAACAAACTCGTCATCAATAATGATTGAGCACCACTCACCTGGAAAGTATGAGCCGATAATTGGAGCAAGAGAGCCGTTTACAGTAATGCTGTATTTACCAATAGGTGGTCTTGATTCATAAAGATAATCTTTTGCATAACTGTAAAGGGTAAGCTCATCTTCAATTTTATCAAGTGTTTCTACTTGATCAAGAATAGGCCAACTTCTTCCAGTTTTATTATCAAGAAGGTCTTTAGCCGAAGCACCTGCATATGGCTGACTTGCAGCATCATTTAAATCTTCAATGCTTCCAACAACAAAAAATCTAGTTGCAGCATCTTCGGCACTTTCTTCAATACTAAAAGTAGAAATATTACCTGGATATTCAAAAACAATTTGATCAGCGCCAAGTTCTTCTGCTGTATAAACAGTACCTGCAGGGGATTCTGAGCGATCAATTGGGAGAATCTTAAAAGTACGAGTGAACTGGGCAGTATCAAAGTCATAGTCACAGTCAACACGGTACTCAAATCCACCTTCAACAGTATTTGAGTAGGTTTCTAGAACTTCACCAACGCTTCTCTGTTCAAATCCACGAAATATTTGAGTGTCTTGATAGGAACCGCTTTGCGTTAGGTTCTCAAAAAGAATGCCAATATCAGCATTTGAAGTAAAGCTTCCAAAGTCTCCGTAAATAAATTTTGAACCAAATGTTGCGATACCACCAGCAACTGCACTTGCGCCTACGTTAAGGATTCCCCCAGAGACAAAAGTAAAACTTGTTGCAGATGGAATTCCTGTAATAGTAAACCGACCATTAAATGTTGTATCTAATCTTCCAGTATAGAAAGCATCGACACCATCTAAGATAACAGTTTGCCCTACAGCAGCACCGTGAGCACGGTCTAAAGTAATAGTTGCTACATTATCTACAAGCTGCTTTTGAACAACGTTAAGAGAGCGAATCCCTGAAAGAGAAGCTTCAGCAAGGTCAGCACCTGGTAATTCATAGCGGACAGTCGTGGAGTCTGGGATCTCTGTAATAACGTGAAGACCATCTAAGCCAGAGCCGACCTCTACAACTTCAATTTCTTGACCTGGCACTGCCTCGTGTGCAGATGCTGTTCGTAGAGTTACAATACCAGCTGAGCGACGCTTTGAGATGACAGAGCCTTGTAGTTCTTTAGCTGGCTTAATGACTTCATTAGCAAAATTAATTCCACCCAAATCAGTTGCAACCCTATAAACCAAATCTCGTGCAAAGTCATAGGTATCAACCAAGCTTCTACAAGCTCCACTTGTACTTGGTCCAGAACCGTTAGCAGAAGCTGTTGTAAATCGATATTGATTTGCTGCAGGAACAGCTGTAATTGTTTGAACACCGTCAACAATAGGGCTGGTAAAAGTAATTTTTACCTTTTGACCAACAACAAACCCATGAGGAACTTCTGTTGTAATAGTTCCTACTCCACCAGATACAGCATAAGAAGCAATACCAATAAACTCAGAACCATACTGAAGAGTCTGCCAAAGGTTTCGATGATAAAAATAACTTGTGAATTCTGAAGCGCTTACAGAGAGAGTTTTGCTTTCTACGCTATAAGAGCGTGACCAAATAATTCCACCCCACACACAGACTTGATTACGCATAACATACAAGCCAGTTCTTCCAGGCATTGTTGCTTCGTAAATATCTAAACCTTTTGTTGCCTCAATGAAAGGTATATCCCCAGAGAACTCTCCAGCACGACGATTTACACGCTGATAAGAGACTCCTTTAAAAGGAATTTCAGAAATAACAGAGTTAGTAAGAAGGTCTGTTAGAAAATATCTATATTCAACAGATGTTTGAAGAGCCATATTTTTCGTCCTGTCTATGTCGTTTCATTATCCAAGCCATCCAGAGCGATAATATACTCGAAGACTTGCTGTTCCTTCTGGAGCACCAGTGTCTTCAAACTCAATTTCGTTGTTTCCTGGAGCGAGTTTGATAAAGTCAGCAAGAACATCAACTCTACCTCTTGCACCTTCTAGCTCTCCGTTAAAAGCAACTTCTCTGTTTTGAGTATCAATCTCAAGAATATCTGCTTGAAGAACTGCTGTTGCTCCACTAATACCTGGAGTGAAGGTTACGTTGTTAGTTTTGATTGCTTTTCCAGAAGCTGCAATTCTTGCAATTGTGTCAGAAACACTCGCTGTTCCAGTAGCTGCTTGGAATACAAGAGAGCCTGCAACGGAGGCAAGACCATCTGGTGATACACCAGTTGATGTAATAGTTCCTGGCATTTCTACAAAAGCACCTGCAACATCTGCTAAAGCAACGTTTGTATCTGTTTTTGCATATGTAAAGCTGGTATTTGTTGGAATTGATGTAACTGTATAGGTTCCATCAAATGGGGAACCAACACCTGTAATTGTTACTTGCTCTCCAAGGATTGCACCATGGGTGCTTACAGTTGTAATAGTTACGGTGTTACCTACCAACTGACGAGACTTAATCTGACGGCTTCCAGCTCTTACAGTTGCATCTGTGACTGTTGTAGCAATTAAGTCAGTAGCGGTTTTTGCATAAGTAAATGTTGAATTACTTGGAAGGCTAGTAATCGTGTAGGTTCCATTAAATGTTGAATCTACGTTTTCTACAACAACCTTCTCCCCCACTACAAAACCGTGAGGCTCTGAAGTTGTAAGAGTAGCTGTATTAGAAGAGATAGCTTTTACTGAGATATTTTTTTGAGTACCGCGAGGACGCTTGTATGAAAAAGTTGTTGAAGCTGGAGTTGCTGTAATGGTATACCCACCATTAAGAGATAGGTCAATATTAGAAATGTTGACTATTTCATTAGGCACAAAACCATGTGGAACCGTAGTTGTCAATGTGACAACATCTGCAGCCATAGACTTGTTAATTACGGAGCGAGCGTTAGTACGAGTGGCTGCATAGCTAAACTCAGTTGCAGATGGTGTAGCAACAACTGCGTATGTGCCATTGAAGTTAACATCTACTCCAGCAACAGTTACCTGCTCGCCAATAATAAATTGATGAGCGTCAGATGTAGTTAAGGTTGCAATGTTTGAAACAAGCACCTTAGCCGTAATTGTTCTAGGCGGGACACGGGTCTTTGCATAAGTAAACTTGCTTGAAGTTGGTGTTGAGGCAATTGTGTATGTTCCATCAAACAATGCATCTACGCCGTTGATCAATACTTGTTGACCAGTTGTAAACCCATGAGCAGCTGTTGTCTCAATTGTAGCTACGCTTGAATTAAGAGCTTTGTGTGATATAGACCTAATAGATGCCGCACCAGCAACGTAAGTAAAAGTGGTGTCTGTAGGGATTGAAGTGACGATGTGCTCACCATCAAATGGAGAACCTAGCCCAGAGACAAAAATGCTATTTCCTACTGTAAATCTATGAGAAGTAGTGGTAGTTAAAGTTGCTACATCTTCTAGCGTGTCTACATTAAAAATCAACTGCTTGTTAATTATAGAGTTAACAATACTGCCTTTTAAACCCTGAGTGAGAAGAATAAGTTGTTCTGTAGTTCTGTTAAATATTCGACCTGGACCTATAAAAGGACCAGTAACTTCTAAATAGCAAGGAACGTTGTAGTTTCCAACGTTTGTCACAATTCCTGAACCTGTATAACCTAAAGTTAAATTCTTAACTGGAATGTCAACAGTGTCATAACCATCTTCGTTTGTATCATTCCAAGAGTATTTAATTGGGTCTGCAGCACGAAGAGAGATAGAGAATTCGGTGCGTCCTCTTGCGTTAACAGTGTCAATATTTACATCCCCACCGAGACGAACAAAAGAAGCACGAATTGGGTCATTACCAGTCTTTAGCCATACACCTCGATATACAAGGTTTGTAGCATCAACTAAACGGTCACGAGCTGCTTCCACTAAAGAAGGGTTTGGAGTGAGAAATACTCCTTCAAGAGTGAAGTTTCTTGCGCTATAGCGTCCTTGAACATCGTATGAACCATCACCAAAACCACGAGGGATATCTGGCATTTCTGGTGATGGATGACGCCACCATCCATCGATATTTGTTATGACCCAAGTGACGCCATACTCATCGATAGTGTTAAAAATAAATTCGCCAAGAATGATATTGGCTTGAAGCTTCATGCCAGTTAGGTGTGGCTGTGGAAGCGGAATTAACCCACGGTCTACAAAATTATTTTCCTGCGCTTGATTAGCCATTTTATGCAGCACCCTTTCTCATCTGGTAGGCAAGTTGCTTGGAAACAAGATTTGCAAGCTCACGCTCGTTCATTCCTGCTGATGGATAGACATTGATAGTTGCTCCACCTGCACCATTACCAGCAAGCATAGAGATAATTGCTTTGTCACGCTTTGACAAACCATCTGGATCAAGAGGCTCTACACGCTCTGGACGACCTGCTTCACCAATTGTGGCAAGGGTTCCACCAGCACTAGGCATAACAACTCCACCCATAGCAAGTCTTGGAATGTCAGGAGTTGAAAGTGTAAATCCTCCAATTTTCTTACCAAATACTGTAGCGCTTGGGAGTGTAAAAGATAGACCGTTCCACTTGTCAATAATAAAGTTGATTGCACCCTTAAAGGCATCTTTTAATCCGTTAAACATTCCACTTGCAGCAGATGCAATTTTTGCAGGAAGACCCTTAATAAATGTGACAATAGAGTCAAGCTTTGATGTAATAAAGGAAGATACAGTAGGCCATACGCCTTCTACAGCTTTCTTTAGAAGAGTTATTGGGTTGTATTTAGTAATGAACTCAGAGACAGTTGTGGAAAGCCCAACAAGTGCATCTTTAATTTTTGTAGGAAGACCAGTAAACCAAGTCTTAATCTTTTCCCAGTTTTCGGTAACAAGTCTCCAAAGAATAAGAATTGGGTGATACTTGTAAATAAATTCAGAAACTGTTGTGGATAGACCGACAATAGCGTCTTTAATCTTCCCACCTAAACTACCAAACCAAGTTTTGATTGACTCCCAGTTCTCAGATATAAGTCTCCAAAGAATAGCAAGTGGGTGATATTTAACAATGAATTCTAAAACTGTAGTAGCTAAACCTTGAATAGCAGTTAATAGTTTTCCTGGAAGCTCCGTAAAGAAGGTAACAACTGCACTAAGGACTCCAGAGGTTTTCTCTTTAATCCAGTCCCAAGCTGCTCCTACTTTTTCACCAATCCATTCAACCGCTGCTCCAACAACTTCTTTAATCTTGTCCCAGTTTTTAACGATGATAATAACAAGAGCGACTATTGCAATAATAATAAGAATCCATGGGTTAGCCATCAAAGCACGACCGATAGCCATCAAAGCTCGTCCTACAGCAAGCACTATCTTCTTTAAGGCATTTCCAACTGCCATAGCAGCGGTTTTTGCAGCATTTCCTAATGTTGAGAATCCTGATTTAAGAGCGTCAAAACCTTTTGTTGCGCCAGCTTTAATACCTTGCCCAGCAGTTGTTAGTGCACTTGCAATATTAGTTTTTGCTGTACTAGCAGCAGTTTTTAGTTTCCCAAAACCAGATTTAATGGAGTCCATGGCATACATAGCTTTAAGCCGAAGTCCATCAAAAGAACCGCCTGGAGCTAAAGCTTTTTTAAACTTACCGACTGCTCTGAACGGTGCCATAAAGTTTCCAGCTATGCCTAAAGTAACAAACTTGGAAACTTTAAACATAAGACCAAAAGCTCGTGTTATAGCAAAGATTGGAGCTATAAATTTAATAACTGCTTGAACTTGTTCGTTTCCAAATATTTTATTTAAGATTTTTAGAGCACTGGTTAGGATTTTAAAAAATGTATCTATAGAACCGCTCTCCGTGAGGTTCTTAATAAGCTTGGCAAATTCTTCAACAAAAAGACCTAATGAAGGACCAGCATCAGTAAGAGTTGCACCAATTCCTCCAAATGTGTCTACAGCTCTACTTAATGAGTCAACAAACCCTCCAACACCTTTATCATCACCAAGTTTTAATAGCTCTGCAACAATGTTTACAAGAAGGTCAAGTACTTTTAGACCATTTTCCGTAGCCTTATCAAAGTACTTACCGAGAGAGCCATCTCCATTCATTTGCTTCATAAGGTCAGCAAAGCGCTTACTAGCATCTTCAAAGTACTTAAGGAGACGCTCTCCAGCACCACCGTTCATTACGGCTTTTCCAATTTCTTGGAAACCCTTGAAGTAATTCTTTAAAATTCCACCAATTCGACCTGCAACTTTTCCAGCTTTATTAAAGTTATCGGTAAGTTCACCAGTAGCTTTTTTTGCCTTTACTGTCTGTTCCCAAGTTTCTGTGACTTTTACAATCCAGTCACCAAACTTATCAATGAGAGGTCCAGCAGCATCAAGAAGATTGATGAATGCACCATAAAGGTTTCCAGAAGCTTTACCAAGTTTTCTGATAAGTCTGTCGTTAGTTTTCCAAACACTTTGAAGAGCTTTAAAGTTTTCTGTCTCTGTTACAGCCTTTGAAATCTCAATTGCGACATCACCAATAGCTGATCCAGTTCCCTGAAGCAATCCATCAAATACTTTTAAGTTGCCCTATGTAACAAGATTTTTTATTGCTGTTGTTAGTTTAGGGAATAAATCTTTACCAGCAGCAGCTTTTAATCTTTCAAACGCACCTTTAAGGCTAACAATATATTTAACAAAAGCTTTAGCCTCAGGAGATAAACCAGCTAAGGCATCTGCATAAGCATCAGTTCCCGAGCCTTTTCGAGCCTTTGCTTCATCTCTTTTTGCATCTTCTACAGCACGCTTTGCGTCAGCTACTTGTCTGTCAAAGTCTCGTAGTGCTTTGCTTTGAACATTTGGATTATTACCAGCTTCCGCTGTCGCTTCAGCAAGAGCTTTTTCTGCATCAAGTACACCCTTTTTAGCCTGTTTGCTATTAATTAATGCGTCAGCCTCAGCGTTAACTGCATCACGCCGTGAAAGCACTGCATCTTTAACTGCTTGAGCACCTTCAACACCAGCAGCAGTAGCTTTTTTCTCTTCTGCTTTAAGATCTTTGTTTTTGTCAATTGCTTTGCGAAGGTTTAGGTCAGCTTCAGCAAAAGCAAGCTCTGCTTCTTGACGAGCGCGAGAGTTTGGTGGAAGATCTTGAACACGCTGGAGTGAGTCACGGGCTTTTTCAAACTCAAGGCGAGCTTTCTTCTCAGAGATAGCACCGCCTTCAACTTCAAAACGAAGTTGTTGGAGTTTTTCTTTTGCATCTTCACGAGCTTTATTAAGATTCTCAATAGCTTTTTTAGTTTTTTCTTGAGACTCTTTGTATGTTCGCTCAGCTCTTGTAGCTGAGATTTTTGAATTAGCAAGAGCATCTTCTGCGTCTTTTTGACGTTCAGTAAGTTGTATTAAAAGCTCTGGTCTACCTTCATTAAGAAGTCTAAAGTATCTCCGATTTGCATCTTCAGTACGTCGGATTGCATCTGCTAGTGCATCTGTATCTTTTGCAGAACCTTTTGCAGCTTTTAGACCAGCTCCAATAGCTTTTCCAACTCCAGCAAAGGCTATTTTAGCTACAATTGCAGCTTGGGCTACAGCAGTTAATGCCCCAACCAAAACAATTGCTGCAGGAGCAGCAGCTCCTAATACAGATACAAGAGTGACAAGAGATGCACCTAAGGAACCAACAGCACCAGCAACACTTGCTAGAGCTGGTCCTAAGAAATAACCAGTTTGGATTAGCTTATTAAATCCCTGCCTTGCTTGCTCTGCTTCATTAAGAAATTTTGCACTGAATACACTAGAGTTTCCTCCAGCAGAGCTTAAACCTCTACTGAAAGAATCACCAATTTTCTTTCCTTCTTCTTCACCAATTCTGTCCGTGCCTCTAAAACCATTTCTAATATCACTATCAATACGGTTGGTGAGAGCGCGTACGACAATATAAGCATCACCTACAACAGCCATGCGCTCTCACCTCCTTCGTATTTATAGTTAATTTAATGGTGCGTCTAGAGTTTTTCCGAAAGGCAGGTAACTGTCTTCGTCTAACTCTGTTGGCGGGATATAAGGTTTTTGTACGTTTCTTGTTGGATCAAATGGCTCAACATCTAAGTCACCATAAAATCCACCATCTGGGAGCGAACTTCCATCAGCAGCGTAAGAAGAACTTCCACTACTTGATGACTTGCTCATTGCATATTTATAAGTTTTTCCATACAACGTTCTATAGATCACAGAACGAGCTTCAGACTTGGCTTCTGCTTGTTCAGCAGTAGATGCGGATAGGTCTTCTTCCATGAAGTAATGCAAAACATCACACATGTCTGAAGCCTCCATCTCAGCTAGTCTTAGTCCACTCATAATTGCTTTCCCATTAACGTAAGGCCAGAGATCTACTGCCCACTCAAGGAAGGCTCTGGCTGCGGCGTAGGGCGGCTTGAATACTCCTCTACGAGCCATGCGGTAATTTCACCCAAGGTCTCGACCGAGACAATTTTGTCTGGATTTGTTAGAAGGGACTCAAAACGCGTAAAGCTTTCTTCTAGTAAACAAACTTCGAAGAAATCATTGATTACTTTAGCCATACCCATACCGTCATTAATATCGGTATTGGCTACGATGTTGAGGAGAGATTTACCTTGAATTGTCGGACGACAATGAAACTCCTCACCATGAATTTTGAACGAGAGGGGGGCGGTATTTACATCTCCACCCGACCCAAAGTCCTTGAATCTATTTGTCATGTTTTTTCCTTATCTTGTGTCTTTGATTTATCACTGTTGTAATAAATCATTCCTGCTTATTTTACCAACCTGAGATTGTCTGTTAGGTAGCGATTTGGCCTTGTACCAGGGTGTCTCACCAAGTGTGTAATGACCAATTGCCCTCTAGTGACAAATTTCAGAACTTGTTTTGTGTTAGGTCTAATTAAATGAGGTCTAGTTCCCTCGTGATGGAGCCTTGCATAAGGCAAAGACGAGCCAATCCGAACATATTGTCCTCGTGTGTCGCCAAAATGCCTCATATGAATTGATGCACGAAGTGCTCCAGTATTTACTCCTACTTGGCGTTTAGCGGCAGCAGTAATTAGTAAACCTTTTTTAGCTAAATACCTACCAACATCCCCACTAGGAGAGTTTTTATACTTACTAAATGCTGGTTCACGAAAGACTACAGTTGGCATTATGGAATCGCCATCGTGATAGTCATACGAGTAGTTGAGAATCCGCCTTCTGGCTCAGCCGCATCTACGGTTGCAATAACCCCAAGACCGTAGCCACCCATATCTCCCCATGCATCTAGCTGTTGAATGCTTTCCATTAATACCCAAGCATCATATGCCGATACCACAGCAGCAGCTTGAATGTCATCTGCAGGCGGTGGATTACCGTTTTGTTGAGATACAGGAACTGCGCGAGAAACAGAAATATTCAAAGTAGCGCTACGAGGGTCATTACATCTGCGAGGGTCAGTTGCTTCGTCTCCTGGACTTCCTACATACATTTGAATCATAGAAACAACAAGCTGTTCGCAGTCAACTGCTGGTGTACCAAAAGTCCAGTAACGACGAGCAGGTAATGGCATATCAAATGATCCGTAACAGGTGATAACTCGGTTAAGGACTTCTTGAAGAAACAGAGCTAAGTTTTTAGCTCCATCATCTACTGCAGATACATTCACTATTGGCATGTCATTTCCTTCATTCGTCTTAGACTATTGCGATTGGCTTTTGAGTATTCCCTAGCTGATAGATAACGTTGCTATTCAAAAGGTTGATTACTTCGTTCACAGCAGGGTTACCTAAGCTTGGTCGAGATGCATACAAATCTAAAGTTCCTGGGTCACGAGGACCTAGAACAGAAAGAATGTCTGCGTAGCTAGCGCTAAGTCTAATAGTACCCTCTACAGTGTCTAAATCTGCTGCATTTGTAAGAGTTTTTGAGATTGTATTTGTAAAGTTAGATATGACTGCATAGACAGTCCATGCTGCATCATCTTCTAGAAAATCTCCACCAAACTCACTGAGATAATAGATATTTGATCCACCCTCTGTATTGAAGTAAAGGTCATAAGCGCTTAGCTCAAATGATGGACTTGCTCCAATGATTCTGCGAGCACGAGGTGTATCTGGTGAGAAAACTCTAGAACGAGCACGAGCCCTATCTGGGTTGGCTGTTTTCAAGAAAAGGTCAATTGCGTAGATACCAGTACGAAGTTCGTCAATGAATGACTGATTATCTAATACGGTGTAGCTAACTCCTTGACGAGCAACAGATGTAACTCTCTGAGGAAGAGCACAAGTGTCATCTCCTTCATAGAGTTTTACAAGTTCAAGTGCAAGGATACGAGCAGCAGCACGACCTGCTGTTGGTGGTGGGGAACCGTATGTATAAGTAACTTCTACGTTTGATGAAGACCACTTTGCATTTGGTGTCCCAAAGATGGTTGAGTGGTCAGACAAGTAATAAGTCTGAGGGTCAATAATGTTTCCGCTTTGGTCACGAAGAGAGTGAATCTCAACTACTTTGCGACCACGCAGGCGTACACGGGAGTATGATGAAGTTCCATCTCCCATAAAATCATGGCTTGAATCCGAGCCGCTACTAACGATGTTTTCTACCTTTCCATCGATTAGTACGGGTGTATGGGTTAGGCGTGAAGCCCCTGTGCGAAGGTATGGGTCATAAGCGGACACATAACGCTCTGTAACTGTTGTAACTCCACTAAATTTGCGCCCTGATAGAGCCCAAAGCATGTAGGAAGCTGTTTTTACTGCCTCGTAGGCATAGTCGGAATCAGCATATGTGCCAAGCTCTTCGACATCGGTCCAAAGATTACTCATTCCGTCCTTCCTTACATAAAGTAAAAGGGGCGGGCAGACAACCGAGTGTTAATACACACTTTCGGCAACTGCCCGCCCCACTTTAACTACTTGATTACGCTGTTGGGTCCTCAGTTGATGCAATGATGAAGTCAATTGCATTATCTGGGTTATAGGTATCGCTACCTGGAACGTTGTATGTAGATGTTGACCCTTGTGAGGTGAAATCAGATACAGCTAGGTAACCCTTGTTACGAACAACTGCTCCTACTGGGCTAACTGCTGCAGATGCAACATCTGTTGCAGTCTTTGCATAGCGGAAGGTTGTAGTTGTTGGAACAGCTGTGATTGTGAAAGTACCGTTGAAAGTAGAATCCACACCAGTTACAGTCACGCTCTGACCAACTTCATATCCGTGTGCTGCACCTGTTGTAAGTGTTGCAACGTTAGAAGTAAGTGACTTGTTGCTCACGGTCTTCTGTGAGTCATCAAACCAGCGGTAGAAGCCCTTAAGACCTTGTGGTGCCCATGAAGAGCGTGAGTATGCATATGGACGCTCTGCAGCAACTGGGAACTCCCAGCGACCATCGAGACCAGCATTGAACTCAACGTTTCCTAGACCGTAGCCTTCAAAGGTGTTAGCAAGAAGACCGTTTTCAATTACACGGTCACCTGACTGACGAAGCTTGACGTATGGGAATACCCAGTAGAAGTAAGGAAGTGATGAAGCACGCTTTCCGTCCTTAACTGCGAATGACCATACTTCAACAGCAACGCCGTTACCTGCTGGGTCGTCGCCAACGGCTGGTGCGGCCCAACCAATTGACTTGTTATCTGGGGAAGCGTAGCTTCCAAAGTTCTTGCGGAGAAGCAAACCACCAGACATAAGAGCTGTTAGCTCTGGGTCTGGGTCGCAAATTGCAATCTCCATAGTAATGCGCTTTAGAGTGTCAGGGGCTTTGTATGATACGCATACAGTGCCGTCAGCTGACTTCTCTGTGATTTCGTCACCCTCTTCATATTCGGGTGTAAATGATGTACGGAGGAACGCCGAGGTAGTGTAACTATCCCCTGCTCCATTTAGCAAGGTTCCTGAGGCGTCCAGTCTAGTGACTCGGATCGCCACACCTTGGACGCTAGCCGCATAGTCCTGTGTAGCCATTCCAGTTTTCTCCTTTTTCTTTGTTTGGGATTAGTCGCTAGGTAATGTCACTCGCATGCCGTAAAGCATGCTTGGGTCTGCGTAGACAGCCGCTGGGCGGAATGCCTTGATACGCATGTTGTTAATTGTAACATCTGCTCCTTGAGCCAAGTTATCGTTTACAACCTCGATTTTACCGAGATGTACTTCAACTGGGCCAGTTGCATAGATCCATTTGTTGGTTGCTGACGCTGTTGCGTTCGCATGTCCAATTGGACCGTTACCTGTATAACCAGAGCCAATAATGACGTCTGTGCCTAGACGAGTCATTGCTCGTCCAGAATTCTCTGTATCGCCTTTTTTGTAGACAAGGCGTGATCCTAAAATAGAAGCCACATCGCGGGTCATATGAATGACACCGTTTTGGCCTGTTGGTGAGAGAGAAATTGCTTGCTCTAAAAGCATCAAAGCATTTTCTGGCTTCTTTGCTGCATCAACTGGGATAGTTGCAGCGCCTGCTTTGCTGAGATACATATTGCCATTGGCAGCTGTCTCAGCTAATGCAGCTTTACCTTCCCAAAATTCTCTTTCTAAACCTTTAGATGTAACAGCCTCTAATGCAGCTTTAACGCCTGCAATTCGATCCTGACCTAAAAGACCAAAAGTAGAACTAAGATCTTCAACTTCAATATTAAAAGGAACATAATCAATATAAGTTTGTCTTGTTTGATTATCTGTAAGAGTTCCGTTAGTTACTGTTTCATCGTTTACTGTAAGCAAACGAACGTAAGAAGGAAGACTTTGATATTCTTTTGAAAACTTCCTAATCCAACGCTCATCAGTTTCTCTTGCTGTGTGCTTAGTTACATCAGCAACGCTCAAGATTCCACAGGGGGCAGGGATCAGCTCACTCGCTGGAAAAACTCCTTTGAATGCCATCTTATCTCTTCCTTTCCTAGAACCTTGAGCGTTGCTTCAGTAATTAACTACGGTTTAGTCGGCTTAGTATTCGACTGCTGCAGCTGTTGCGCCACCTGTTGTGTCACGGAGAGCTGCTGCTACACCGTTCACTGAGATGGTTGAAGTGATTGCAAGACCTTCGACACCAACCTTTGCAACACCTTCGAATGTTTCAATGAACATCTTGTAGTCGTTAGTTCCGACTAGAGATGAATCACGGATGATTCCAAGGTCAAGGCTTCCACCGTCAAGGAACAAGAATGTTCCTTCAGCGAAGAGGTACCAAGTGAATGAATCGGTGAACTCAACAAGTGCTGTTGCACCCTGAGCGCCGAATACGTTCTGGTCTAGTGCATAACTTACAACTACTCCACGAGCAGCTAGGTAGCCGTCGATTTCTGAGTATGCGTTAAGCAGGTTGTCGCCAGGCATGTTGAGAGCAAGGTCAGCTGCCATTGCGTCCTTAACCCATGCTGGGATAATTACGCGAAGTGGAGCGTCTGCCTCAAGACGGTGACGTGAACGGTAAGCAGTTGAAGCGCGACCAACCTGTACTAGGAAGTCACGTCCGAAACCGATTAGCGAAGTGGTTGTAACAGCTGTTGAACCAGCTGCAATCTTCGATAGAAGGTTCTGCTCTGCTTCGCGTGCGTGCTGAATAAGACCAAGCTCGTTGTGACGAGCGATCAATTCAGGGTATGCACGAGTTGCAAGGTTACCGAACTGCATTTGAAGTGTTACAGCGTCTGTTGCTACTGTTACTTCTGATGCAGCTGTCACTGTCAAGCTTGCCTTAGCAGCTGGTGATGGAGTTGTAGCTGCATCATTAGCAGCAGTCCATACGCCAACAGCGTTGTCATAGTCTGAAAGAACAGGGGGTGTGATGAAGCGAATTCCGCCACGATCAGCCTGGAAACGAGGAAGCGCGTCACGAACTGGACGAGCTGTTGTTCCTAGACCAAAGATGTCGTACTTGACTTCAAATGGTGCTTGATGTCCACCAGCAGCAACAAGTGCTTCTGGGCCAGATACGGCTTGGACTTTTGCCCAGTTTGATTCTGCGTCCTGTGTAAGGATGCGTGAATCTGGGAATGATGTGGATACGGATGCAACGATGTGTTGTTCTCCATCTCCACCATTCACACGGCGAAGCGTATGAATGCGTTTTGCCATAGCTTCTGCTACGGCGCTCATGTCATCCAGTGGGCTGCCAGCTGTATACCCAGGAATATCTGCACCTGCCGTGATTGCCACGGGAGCGGCTGATACCTGAGCAACAGGACGGCGGTCCGCTGGGACCTCTGGTGTGAGGTCGTTGCTGTTTGCAGCGGCGGTCACGGGTGCCTCCATTGTTTCCTGAGCCATTGGCTCACTTGTTGTTGGTGTTTCATTGATTGATGCTTCTGCACCATCTGCAACGTCAGCTGCTGCATCGTCTTCAGCTACTGCTGAATCTTCTGCTGCATCTTCTGCTACTTCTGCTGCTTCTGCGGGTGCGTCTGCTTCTGCTTCGGCAGCTGGTGCTGCTTCGTCTTCTGCTGATGCGGTAACTGGAACTTCGGCAACTGGTGCCTCGGTTACTGTCTCGGCTGTGATTTCAGTTGAGAGCTCGGCGGTCTTTTCCACCTCTGTTGACGCTTCGGTCATGTTCTTCTTCTTCTCTTCCTCTGCTTTTTTCTCTTCTTCAGTCATTTCGACTTTAGGAGCTTCTTCAGCAGGTGTTGGGGCTTCAGCCATTGGGGCATCCGCTACTGGAATTTCCTCTTCCATTGGAGCTGCTTTTGCTTCTTCAGCAGGAGCTTCTTCCTTCTTATCCTCAGCAGGCATTGCTGCTTCGGCTTCAGGCATTGGCTTTGCTTCTTCAGCAGGCATCTCTTTTGGTGATTCGGAAGAATCAGAACCATCTTCCTTGGTTTCGCCATCTTGCCCGTATACACGGGTCGCAGCTTCAGCGGCCCGCTGGGCGAGCTCTGTGACTGCGGCCTCACGTTGCTTCAGTTCTGTACGAACGGAGTCAAGCATGTCGGCAAGCGACGTCATCGCGTCAACTGATTGTGGAGTTGGGTCCTCCCCCTCAACCGTTTCGAATTCGCTGATAATCGACTTCTGGAGCTCAGCGACTTGTTTGTCGTCGAGTTCAGCAAGCTGATCCATCATCTCTTTGATTCGGTCCACTGTCCCTCCTTAGGGCAGTTAGTTAGAGCAAAGTTGCTCTAGTGAGTTATGATCAGTCGAGGCGAGGGACTCCGAGACGCTTAACGCGTGGAGGCACTCCACCTGATTTAAATAGTACATCGGATTTAAATAGGTGATTGTACGATTTTTAGACAACTTCTGGTTCTTAGGTAAGAAGCCTTAAAAGCTTCGCCATTTGTGAGGAAATCTCTGACTGGTTGTAATAATCAGCACCAGACATAAAACTCTTCAATTCTTCAGTTGCTATATCGGCATCTTCCTGACCAATTTTATCTTCAACCTTTTTAATCATATCTTCCATGAGCTTTTGAAGTGCTGGAGGAACATCTGAGAATCTAATCTTGGTGGCAGCCTCTCCAAAGGCAAAAGGAAGGTTTGCAATAACCTTTCCAAGCTCGGCGGAACTGTTTCTAATGTTCTCTAAAGCTTCAGGATTCAATGCTTTTGTGTCCAATCGGTCAATAATTCCCATCAAATCGTCTGCAGCCTTAGCTGATTTCTTGTAATCTCCAGCGTTGTCAAGGTTTTCAGCCTCTTCAACCTTTTCAACTACACGAGAAAGACCAGCAGTGCCTAAGTCAGACTTAAGACGAGCTAGAACTAAGCGGAATTTGCCCTGTGCATCTCTAGGCTGAGTGTCAGGAGTATATTTTCCTGTCTCGGTAGGCTTTTTTGCACGGTTCATTTTCTCTACTTTTAGAGCATCAATTTCCTCTGGTGTGAGGTCTTTAATTTCTGGGTCAATAGCAAATTCAGCTGGTTCCTCTTCTGAATCTTCCATATGGTTTTCTGGTTCCATCAAAAGAATGACAATCTCTTCCTTTGGTTCCCAGCTACCATCAAAATCATCATCTTGTTCCATCAAAATACTGTCGATGTCCTTAGCCATATCCTCTGGACTGACCATAGTTTCAAAAGAATTAATGTTTGAAAAAAGTGCTCCGAAAAGTTCCAGATTTAGTGTTTCTATCTCTGAAAGGTTCTTTCGGTCTTTTTTAGCATGAGTTGATGTGTAAAAACCTAATGCATCCTTATGGCGAAGCTGGCAATAGCCCTTCGCACGAGGACCCATATATTTAGCTAAATGCTTGACGCAACGCTTCCAGTCCCCTGGGGCACCCCAACGGATCTTTGCGGCTCCTTCACCTCTTGTCCAGTAGCGACGAAGCCTTTCAGCGTTTCCCCGGTTACGGTCCAACCCACCTGCAGCTGTCATTGCTTCCGCAATGCGCTCGCGTAGGTCTTGCGCCATATCGTCAATACCAAATTCTGCTGATGCAACTTTCCATGTTTCTGGGATCAGCTCTGGACGGTCAAGACCACGAGCACGACGTGTGATGTGCTTACGAACAGCAGCTTTTGCTCCTGGCTTAGCGCGACCATATGCATGAATTGCGTTCTTTAGGTCTTCTACATTTCTAATTGGAAATGAGCCATCTGGCATAGCCTTCTTTTCACGAGCTAGACGCTCACGAACACGGCGTGGGACAACAGCAAGTTCTTGAGTGTTGTCATCAATCATCTGAATCATGTAGTCAGATTCTTCATCTTTTGCCTTCTTAACACGAGCGGCAAGTTCTGCTTTTTTCTCTTCAAGCATTGACATTTGAATGCTTGCTACACGAGCCTTTGCTTCTTCAGCAGCAGCAACAAGTGGTTGATTTTGCTTAGCTTCAAGGGCATCAATCTTCTTATTAAGTTCTGCTAGAGGGTCGTGCTTTAGCTGAGCCAAAACATTGGCACCAGCTGCAACAAGGGCCATTACCTGACCTGATGCAACACGAGCACGAGCAATCGGGAAGCCTGGAACATTTACTTGACATACTGCGACAAGCTCAAGGTGACCCTTGATTGGACGCCAGTCTCCCGATGGTGCTGAGGCACGGGCAGCGCGGATTTGCTCGGGGGTTGTGCCTGGGCGTAAAGCGCCAGAAACCCAAATTCCGTAAGCATCCTCTCCTGCGTGCACATCTGCGAAAGCTGATGCAGTGTCGTCATAGTGACGAACTGCTTCCTCTGCAGAAGCTTCTAGACCAGCGTGACCGCCAGCCAAAGTTAGTTGTCCAACAGGCATATCTGAACCTTCAGCAGTGCGAAGTGTTCCTGTGTGGAAATAAGCAAATTTACTACGACTACGAGGTGGTCGTGTTCCAAAAGACATTCCAATGTGGTCTACATGCCAAGCAGCAATGTGACCGAATACGCGACCCTCATCTGTAACTGTGAGTGGGGTTGCTTTAGTTAGCTTTGGGTTGTCAAACCATGATGTAGGAGGTTCTACTGGAATTGCTCCAGCAACCATTCCACAAGCGACCAACGCAGATGCGTCTAGTGGACTCATCCCTTCGACATATACTCCGTCTGGTAACACTTCATCCTCCTGAATATCGTTGCCATCATCAACGATTTGGATATAACACTCTTGAAATGCTGGCTTAGGCACGATGGTTACTGCCATTACACGAGCACTTTTGATAACTATTCTACCTGACTCGATTTTCCTTGTATCCTCAGAATCGTCGCCAGTAGGCTCTTTTGCCTCTTCTTCATCTGCTTCAAATTTGTCCATATCAGCAGATACTCCACGGATAAATCCGTTGCGAACTAGACGTTCAGCTTCTTTGCCATACTCCCCGAGGTCGAATACACCATAAGCATTTCCAATGCCTTGGTCTGTTCTTTCCATGTGAGTAATTTGACCGACAACAACAGAACCATCATGGCCCTGACCTGTCTTAATCTGCCATAGAAGTGGCAGTGGCAAATCTCTTGTATTGATAGAGCCAGACTCAAAGATACGTCCGTCACCTGATTCCATATTCTCTGGAATAACCAAAGGAATAATGAATTTTGAACCATGCTCGGAAGCTACAACGCCTTCTCTACCAATCATGCGTGAGCGAGCAGCTTCTGCACGAGCATGAAGAGTGAATTCTCCGACAATAGTTTCCTCAGTCTTAACTGCTTCAATAGATGAAACTAAAGACTTCTTTTTCATACCTGGATTGCGCTTATCTCCTGGCCACATTCCCGTCATTTCTTTATGACGAAGAGCGCAATAGCCTTTAGCGCGAGGGCCCATGTATTTAGCAAGATACTTATGGCAACGAGTCCAGTCTCCTGGAGTGTTCCAGCGAATCTTGAGACCGCCCTTACCAGTTGTCCAATAGCGACGAAGTTTCTCCGCGTTGCCACGGTTTCTATCTAAACCTCCTGCAGCTACAAGAGCAGCAATTACTGGGTTATTTGACAGAGCTAGAGCAGCAGGGAATCGAAGTGAAGCAACCACGACTCCGCCATCAATCTGCTTTGTTACCTCAGCAAGATTAGTGTTATCTAAAACGATAACAGGGGGAGGTGTTGGGCTATTGAGGTCATTGAGAATACGATCATCGCGTTCCCACTTGCCTGGCTTGCGCTTGAATGTTGTTGGTGTGTTGCTCTTCTTATTTGCAGGAACAACAGAGACTAACTCCATTACAGCCTGAGGATCATCTGGTGCAACAATAGCTAAGAACATTGGAGGAACATCAGAATTCTCTGGTGTTATAGCTTCCTCTGCTGCAGCAGCAATAAGAGTTTTTTCGTTTGAGTTAGATACATCAAATCGTCTATCCCAAGCAGCTTTATTCTCTTTAGTATAAACTTTTTTACGATCAAGTTTGTCATCAAATTTTACATAGTCGCTAGCAGGCGGAACATACCAACCACGATTGTGGTAGCCAACATCACCAGCTTTATTAGCGTATTTCTTATCTAACCAATCACGAAGAAGTGGTTCGTTATAAGCATTTGGTGTTGTTGCAGGGTTAAATCCAGGCTTAGTAGTTCCATCGGGATTGAAAGAGCCTTTGTAGTACTCACCTAAAACAGTGTTCATATCAGGCTCTTCTTTATAAACCATTGGTGGGATTGGGTCGCCAGAGTATTCTGGTGAGAGGCGTTGACCTGCAACCCAAGCTCCCCAGTCGCTAACCAGAAGGTTGGTATCTGGAGCACTAAGAGGTGGAAGACGACCAGGCAACTGAGCAAGAGGCTCATCAATTGCTACACGAGGTTCTCCCAAAATGCCTGAGAAATCTAGGTTATTTGCTGGAAAATTTGATTGTGAGACAGGCTGGAAAGTACTGATTTCTTGAGTTGTATTAGCAGGAACATTGACAGTTCTGCCATCTTCAAGAAGAACACTTACTTCCTGCTTTGCAGGGTCCATTGCAGTGATTTGACCCTTGTATTTGTAGTCTCCACCAATAACAACGGTAGAGCCGTTCTTAGCAAACTTTCCTAACTTATCTCGTACTTGAGTCTGAGCATTTTCAGAACGCTCTTCAGGTGTGTAGTTGCCATCTCCAGACGCTGCTGGTGTTGAAGGTGCTTCTCCTGCAGCTAGAAGACCATCCATATCCCAGTCGTCAGTTTCTTCAACTTCATCTGAGCTAAGTTGATCAATAAACTTCCAGTCAAGTTCTGGAATTGCTTGTTCAAACATATCTGTTTCGTCAAAGTCAATTTTTTGAACATTGATGTATTCCATTGGAGTGCTATCAAGCATTGCTGAAATTTTAATTGCAGACTCTCGGTCTACAGGTGTGTGAATCTTTTGCACCTTGTCATATGGGTCATCAAGAGACTTGTCATATGTGTGGAAATCATTCTCAATGTTTCCTAAGTCATCCCAAGCTCCGTCGTCCCAGAACTTGCATGTTCCGTCATCTTCTACCTTGTAGAGACGGTCAATGCCTGAACCATCTAGACGGATGCGAATAAAGAATTCTGGTTCCATCTCTGATGGCATAAATGAGTTGTAATCAACTCGGTCCATTGGTGCATAGTCATGCATTCCAAGACCTGCAGTAATAGAAGTATTTGCCTTCTTCTTGTTTTCTCTATCAACAATTGCTGATGCCCAACGTTCTGCAGCGTCTCCACCCCAAAGAGCCCATGCAATACGCCCATTTGATGGGTAATTGTCTTGTCCAGGCTTATATCCCTTGCCTTTTTTATCTACTTCGTGACGTGGGAAGTATTTTGCAATATGACGGACCTTGCGAATACCAATCTGACCACCACGAGCAAGTGTGCGAGCAGTATTAAGACCAACTGGTGTTCCACCACGGTTCTCCTCCTTGCGCCACTCAAGACCACGCTTTGCTTCGGCAACTACAGCATCTGGAATTGTGTACATACGGTCATTACTAGCAAAAACACGGATATCTAAATCCGTCATGGCAGCATTAGCAAGCTCTACAGCTGTGTCTTTTGGCTTCTTGCCATAAGAGTTCCAGTCAATAGAAGCTATAAGTGCTTTTTCATTGCCAACTTGAACAACAGAGTTTGCTGCTTCGTCAACAACTGCACCAAAGCCCTCTTTAATAAAGAGAACTAGATTGCCTTTTCTGCCTGCGTATTCCACAGTTCTACTCCGTCTCTTCTGGGGCTGCATAAGCCTCAAGATCAGTTTCATTCATCTTTTCTCCAGAATCAAACTTATCTACGAGGTCTTTCCACATATCTACTTTAATGTCAGTGATGTTTGAACCATCATATTTATCTGCTTCTTCAGAGTTCATCGGAATCCACTTACTATTAGAGCGAGCGAAAGTTCCCAAACCATTTACAGTGAAAACAACAGCAACTAATTCACCGCTATCTGGGTTTGTAAGCGCTTCCACAGATTGTTCTAAATCAACTGTTGCTTCGTTAGAAATTGCCATTTCGAGCCTCCTCAAGGTTTTCTTCGCCAATCCACTCGGTGTCTTCCTCTAAAAGAGGACGAACTAGGTAATTTCCGTCATAACATGGAAACTCAATTGTACCTTTTTCCTCGTCTATAGATATCTGTTCTAGGTCAACAGGAAAAACATGTGCACCAATAATTGTCAGATTATTGTCCTCTTCCTCAGGTGAATACCCAAAGTAAGTTACTTTTCCAACAAGGCGCTTGTAGGGCATCTCACCAGAAAGTTTTTCAAGAACCGCTGGTCCTTCTATGATGACTTTTTCAATTTGGAGACTCATTATTTACCTTTCACAATCTGTGCGTATTCAGGTAATCCAGCAGCAAGAAGTTTCTTCACAAGAGCTGCTCGGACAGCATCAGACATACTTACGCTTGAGAGATCAGCCCATGAAAGATTCTTCTTCCACATAATCTCGCCGCCGCCACTCTTAAGTTTTTCGATTACATCTTCTGCGTCAGATACGAGCTGTCCATACTTATCTCCGCCATTCTTGTAGAAGTCCATTCTACGAAGAAGCTTTCTTGCATCAAACGAGAAGCTTAAGCTTGAACCGCTGCTGGGGGAGGATGATTGATGAGTAAACATATAGTTTCCACCGTTGGCTTTTACATCTGCTTTGGAAGACATACCGTTGATATTAATTCCATCCATCCAACGATTAGTTGTTGAATACAAGCCTCCAGATTGGAATATTTCAAATAAGAAGTCTGCCATAGCATCAGTTCCGTTTGGAGTAGAAGACTGCCAAGTGTGGTTGAAATAATTAATTTTTGTTTCGCTAGCAATCTTGTCTGCAACACTTTGAGGAGCTAGATAGCTAATACGACCACGACCCTCTTTATCAACAACAATCTCTACATCGTCTGCAGTAAATCCATAGTCATCTTTGATTTGTTGAAGAATCTTGTCGCGAAGTTCGCCAGCATAGTTCTTTGTTCCATCTGTGCTTCGTCCATAAAGCCAAATCATCTTGTTTTCAACAAGACCTTTAATGTCCTCCTTAGTTGCTGGACGAACACTGTCCACGCCACCCATTGCCTTAATTGCATCTTCAATGTCTTTTTCGGTAGCGTTTGCTGGGAGAATTATTTCTACTTTATTATGGAATGCAACAGAGTTGCTGCTGTTACTTGCATGATTAAAGAAGTTAGCTTTCTCTGCACCTTTCTTTGCACGATGAAGTTTAAATGTTCCTTTTCCAGCTTTTCCGCTGTAAGTAACACCAGTACCACTTTGGTCAACAGAGCTACTGTCCCACTTTTTAGAATACTTTAACGAACCATCTGGTTGTTTTTCCCATTTATCAATATCTAAACCAGAAGACTTATCAATGCTTGCATCGTCTATCATTTCAGCGACTCGTGGGTTTGCTGCCCAGTCTGTGAGAGTGAATGTAACTCTAATAGACTCTTTTCCACCTTTTGCAGTTACTTTTTGAACACGAAGCTCTAGGTCCTCAATTGCATCAGAGTCTGCAAGAACTGTCGCTCCTTTAGCTGCTTCTAATGGGTTGTCACCTTTTGCCACCTTTAATGCATCAGCAAGGCTTGGTGCATTGTCTACAGGAGATTTAGACCAATCTGCTGGTGCATTAGGTGTTTGAAGTGCAAAACCAGGACCGTTAACTTCAAACTTAGATTTAAGAGCCTTTGCTTCTGCTTCTTGCTGAGCTTTCTTTTTCTTTTCTGCTAATTCTTTAGCGTACTTTTCACCTTTAGCCTTAGATGCAGCACGGGACTTCTCAAGAAGTGTGGTGTCTACATCAATACCTAGCTCTTTAGACTGCTCAACTGTTAGGAACTTCTCACGGCTCCATACTTTGTCTGACTTAAGAGTTTGACCCTTACCAGCAAGAGGTCCATCAAAGTATGTAACTTCAACTTCACCAGTTTTTGAGTTAGTCTTTGTGATAACACCATGACTTGTTAAGTCTTGGTCGTTAGCATTTGTTGAAGCGTTAGAGACAATAATTCCTGGAACAAGGTTCTTAGATTCAGGGTCTTTAACAAAGTCACCCTTTAGGAACTCTTTATAGTCAGAATAGCTGTCTGCACCAAAGTATGACATGTGCTCATTTTCATTCTTCTTTGCAGCAAGTGCCTCTACATCTTTAAGAGCTTTTGCTCCTTGTAGAGATGGAGCATCGTATGTAGGAATTTCTGCTGGAGTTGCATCAACTTCTGGTGTAGAAGGTGTTGAAGGTGAGCTTGGTGTTGGTGTTGGTGTTGTCTTTGTTCCACCGCTACCACCGCCGCTTGGTCCATCTAAAATCTCAAGGTATGTAGACACCTTCCAGTTTTTCTTTCCAGTGTCATCCCACTTAATTTTTGCAACGTCTGTGTAGGTGTAGCCTTCTGGCTTGAGCTTAGACTTACCTGTAATTAGCTCATCTTTGAGAGAGATAACAACACCAGTCTTGCCAGTCTTAACATCCTTAACTTTCTGTCCAACCTTAACAATGCTAACTCCATCTGCTGAAACATAAGAACCCTTTTGAGTAGGAATTGCAGCAGGAAGAATACTTCCAGGAGTTTCTGTCTTAGCCTTAGCCTTAACCTTAGAAGGTGTTACCTTTGCTTTCCACTTTTCACTTTCGATACGGCTCTTAAGAGCGGTAAATGAATGCCAACGACCCTTAAGGTTTTTAACCTTGCTTGTTCCGTCTGGACCAGTGATGCGGTGATAAACACTAAATGTATTATCCGAGTTACGCTTGACAACAACATCAAACTTATCTGTTCCGTTGGTCTGTGAGAACACAACGATGTGACCATTTGGAAGTGTGGTGCTTGAGTATTCTTCTTGTACCTTCTTCCAGATAAGATCTGGATCCATTGGAGTCTTTGCTTCTGCAGCAAGCTCTTCTGTTGTGATTGATTCAAGAACTTCAGCTGGTACATCTTCATCGCCATCTTCTGGTGTGAGAGATTGAGTGAGGTCACTTGTAATTTTTTCTTCTGGAGTTGCATCAGGTGCAGTCTTTGGAGCATCGATGTCGCTGATGATTGAGTCAATAAGGTCGCTATCAACGCCTTCTTGTCCCTTAAGTGCTTCTAGAAGGTCCTTTGTCTTACCCTTAGAACCAAATAGTTTCTCAGCAAGATTTGATACCTCATCAAGAACCTTTTGCTTCTCTGCTTCTGACAAAGAGGTTGACTTCTCTGTCTCAGTTAGAGGAGTGTCAACAGGATTTAAAGGCTCGATGTTGTCGTTAGCAGATGGAGTGATTCCACCATCTGGAGATTCAGCGATTGCTTTAATTTCTTCTGGTGTGGCTACCTGAGGAATTGATGGGGTTACATCTTCTGCATCAATCTTGGTTTGAACTTCATCCCAAGAATTGCCAAAAATTAAACCAGAGACTTTTGGATTACTTGCAGTAAGGTTTCCTTCAGTATCTTCAGTTACAACCCAGCCGTCTTTCTTCCAAGTGTAGTTACCTTCCTTGGTCCAACCTGATGGAGCTTCTGTAGAAGGCTTAGATGCTTCCTTAGGAGCTTCAAATCCTTCAGAATTTGATTCAATACTTGAGATAGTGAAATTCTTTACAGCACCATCTGAATCCAAAAGACGAATATTAGTTTTTCCGTTCTTTGGATTTTCCCAAATCTGTGCTGTTCCTTCCTTGGAAGGAATAACTGTTGCAACTCTATCTTTTCCGTTATATAGGAATGAAACTTTCTTTCCAACAGCATCGTTTAGCTGCTGAGCTAAATCACCAGAAGGGTCAAGAGGTATTACAGGGTTAGAATCACTTACTGATTGAACTGGCTCTGAGGCTTCTTCTTCCTGTGGTTCAAGACCGAAACGATTAATGAGGTCTTCACGACGAGCCTTTAGCTTCTCCTTGAGGAATGAAGCTGTTTCTGCGTCATCTGGGAATGCTTGGTCAACAAGTTGGTCAATCTTTTCAGGACTGATTGCTTGAACCTTCTTTGCAGACTCAGCAATTTGCTCGTCTGTCATAGAACCAAAGATGTCGTTTGATTCTGAGTTAATACTTCCGTCACGGAGTGTATCGATAGACTTTACATCGTCTGTAAGTTCTTTCGACTTATCTTTTCCTTGTGCACGGAATAGTAGAGAGCCACCTGGATCAACACGGTAGACATCTCCATCAACTGTAAGCATGTTGTCGTAAGCAAGACCAACGGAGTCATAATTGTTAAGCCATGCATCTACTGCAAAATCTTCTTGTGCAGACTTAAGAATGTTTGCATCGTTCTTCTTGTCTGCAAAATCTTTATTAGAGTTTTCTACAAGTGGAGATACAAGGACGATGTTGCCTTTGCTGTCTTTTCCAAGATACACACGACCAATCTTTGTCCCAGCTTCTGCGTATAATGCAGATGCAAGAGCTTCGTTTGCTGCATGCTTATCAGACTTAGGCTTCTTGACGTAATACTGCTCACCTGTATCAGGGTCTACATAGAATGCACCCTCATTTGAACCAGCTTGACCAGCAATCTTCTTCCAATTGGTAGTGTCGAATGCCTTAACTTCTGTTGACTTTGATTCAGCAGGTGTTGGCTTCTCTGGCCCCTTTGTGTTGTCTTCAGACAAGTCAAATATTGCTTGTGCTGAATCAGCAAAGTTAGTGTGAAGTTTTCCATCAGCAGCCATTTGATTAATTTGATCTGCTGTAAACCAACCAATTTCGGAGTTTTCTCCATCCTTAGGTGTTAAATCGCTAAGTTGCTTTGGTCCAACTTCAAATACATATGTGTCATATGCCCATTCTGGACCTACAAAGTTTTGATGGATGTACTTAGGCTCAAGAGATGATAAGTCTCCACCTACTTCTTCGCTAAATTCTTCTTTAGCTGTTCCACCAACTGACTTAGCAATTGTTTGGTCTTTATGTGCGCCACCAGGGAATCCCCACTTGCCACCTTCTTGTGAAAGACCAGAAGAACGCTTTGCTAAGAAGTATTCGTAGACTCCATCGGAGTTCTTACGGCGAACTAGAGCACCTGCAGCACCGTACTTGCCCCAGAAACGTTTTCCATTGACTGAGAAGAAGTAACCTTCTCCAGTTTCTTGATCGTTTCCTCCACCAAGTGGTGCAAAGAATGGAAGCTGTGGTGGTGTTAGTTGTCCATTACGAAGTGCTTGAACGTCTGTAGAAGAGATGTTTTCTGCATAATAGACACCATCTGTGCCTTGTGCAATGTTGTAGCCGTTCCATGTACCAGCTGAGCTTTCCTTCTCTGGAGCTTCATCTGTCTCAAGAATTGGTTGTTCTACTTCTGGTGTTTCAGGAGTTGAATCTACAGGCTGTGCAATTTCAATAGGTTCGTTACGACGACGAACTTCATATGCTTGATACTTAATCCAGCTTGACTTGTATTCCTTGCCATTTGCAAGAAGACGACGAGTAACAACCATCTTTTTATCGTTATCTGGGTCTGGTTCTACAGAAATAATTTCGTGGTATCCACCGAACTGTGCACTGATGAAGTCACCAGGCTTCATATCTTCAACGGCAATCTTTCCAACGTTAGTTGTGTTCTCGTTTTCAGATACCCAGTTATTACTTACAAGTCCACCAAGAACAGATTCGATTTGTGAGTCGTTGTCTGAAACTTCTGATGGCTTTGGGGTTGTTGCTGGGCTGAGTTCGTCTGAAGTTGGTAGCTCCTTTGGAAGAGCGCTTCCAAGTTCTTCTGAAGTCGGAACATCCTTCCCAGCCATACCATCTGCGAAAGCCTTTGCCATAACAAGTTCTGTGTCTGCTTTTGCTTTCTTAGACTTGCTTGCTGTGTATTGTGCGTTTGCAGCATCAAAGTCAACTTTAGCTTTATCAACGTCAAGAGAATCAATACCGCTATTTGTAATAGCCATTTCATCAAGAAGATTGTCAAGAATTCCAGGTAATACTGCAACGTCAACAGAAGCATCATGCCAATCTGTATCTGGTCCAGCTAGGTCGTAACGAGCAGCAACAGCTTGGAGAACGTGGTCTCCGTTGCCACCATTGATAACCTTGCGTGCCAATGACAATGTGTCAATCTCGCCAGCAGGCTTGTAGTCCATTCCAAACTGGTCGGTGTAGCGCTTGAGGATTTCTCCATCAAATGGGAGGTTGTGTGCAGAGACGATTGGGTTTTCGCCCATAAATTCCATAATCTGCTTGAATGCATCTTCCTGAGACATTTGCTTCTCAAGGAATGCATCAGAGATTGGATTACCTTCAGAGTCCTTAAGAACTTCTGCAGGGTCTTTATCTGTGTAGAAAGAATCAAGTGGCTTCTCTGGGTTCATAAATAGAACCTTGGAGTCTATTACTTCGCCATTCTTTGTCTTAACAAGAGCAACTTGAATTGGACTTGGCTTGTTAAATCCACCTGTTGACTCGAAGTCAATGTGTACAACTTCTTCTTGTGCAAGGAGTTCTTTGAACTTCTTTGCATCTCCACCAGCTGCTTCTGCAATTGCCTTTAGTTTGTCGCCTTGGAATGCAGGAGGAGTTGGCTTCTTAGCCTTTGGTTGTGGTGCAGATGCTTCTAAATCAATAGGAGCAGTCCATGTTGCAGCAGATTCTTTCTTTGCTGCATCAAATGCTGCCTTCTTTTCTGCAAAGTCTGGGTCATCCTTCTTTGGACGCTCTAGTGCAGGTTTAGTTCCTGCTTCTGGAGGAGTTGCACCCTTAATAACTGTAATCTTGGTTGTACCCTTCCAAGTCTTAGTCTGTGACTCGTGACCTGGGTAGTAGCCCTGAACAACCGCGTTTCCTTCTTCATCGGTTGAGACTCCCTCAACAACAAAGAACTCGTAGTAATCCTGACCCCATTCTTTTTTAAATGTAATATCACCAGGCTTAACATCAACTGATGCAACTTCAGAAATACCAATTGGATTTTCTGGAGTGTATACAGGTGCAGCATCTGGTGTTTGCCATTCTTCAAGACCTTCTGGAGCAGACCACATTGCTTTAGCTGCTTCTAGATTCTTGTTATATTCTTCAACATCAGCAAGGTATTGCTCACGAGCTGCAGCATCTTTAGGAACAAAAATTCCTAGAGCTTCATCTTTGTAAACCTTCTTCTGTGGATCATAATCTTTAGCGAAAGGCTTGCTAAGTTCTGGTAGGTCTCCCTTTTGTGGAGCATCTACGTTTCGATAAACTTCAATCTCTGTATCTGGGTACCAAAGCTTGGTCTTCTGAGTTGCGTGACCTGGATAGTAACCCTCAACCCAAACGGAACCTGGTTTAGCAGACTCGGAGTCAGCGTCAGAGTAAATATTTTCAATAGTGAAGAAATCGTTGGTTGTAACATCTCCAGCTTTGAGTTCTGAAACCTTAGCCTTTAATCTTGCAGGTCCTGTTGGTTCTCCTGTGTTAACTGTGGTGGCTTCGGGTCCCGCTTCATTCGACGGAGTTTGTTCCGTGCTTTCGGCAGGCGCTTCTTGCTCGGTGGGGGTTCCTTGTGTAGTTTCAGGTGCTTCTCCTTCTAGAGCGTCTTGGGTCTCCTGTGAAGTAGGTTCGTTATCTGCGCCTTCTGCGTAGATTTCGTTAATGAGAGCATTTGTGTCTTCGCCTTGAAGCTGAAGAGCATCGCGAATCGCTTCGCCGGGAACATAACCAACATAATCTTCGCCTTCTGGTGTTTCTTGCGAAATCAAACCATAACCAGGCATTTCGTTTCCTGGCTCTAGGGCACGACGAAGTTCGCCCTTAAGATCTTCTTTGTTGTAAGAGTTAGCAATATCTACTGGATTGAAAGAAAATCCTTCTGGAGCATCTTCTGGAAGAACTGCCTCAGAATTATTAAATGGGTCTTCATTGAGTTCTGTATAGCCACTAGGTGCCTCGTCAGTTGAATTTTTTGGAAGATACTTTGTGTAGTCTCCAGTTTCAGCGTAGTTAGCTTTTTCGTCTTCTGAAAGACCTTCAAGTAGTGGTGGAAGAGTTGCAGGGTCTTCTTCTCCATTAGGAAGTGGAGCATCTAGAACATCTTCATCACCTAAAGCATCTTTAATTTCATCTGATACTTCTGGTGTTGCTTCAGAAATCTCTGCTTGCTTTCCACCGCTGTAAATATCTCCAAGAATTGAGTCAGCGTCTTCGCCCTTCTCTTTAAGAGCGTTGTAGATTGCTTCTGCTGGGACAATTTCATCTCCAGCCTCAAAAGGAAGTCCGCCAAAACCAGTAGCTGGTGATTTCTTAGTTCCTGTTACAGATTGAGTAAGAGCCTCTACAAGTTCATCTGTCTCAAACTTCTGAGCAAGCTCTGCAGGGTCATCTGTGTAGTCAGGGGAGACCTGTCCATCAATTGGACCTTCTGGTGTGTATTCAACACCTTGCTTTAACTTGTAAGAACCTTCTGGGTAATCAAAATCTTCTTGCTTCTCTGGAAGTTTGGCAACTGGCTTTTCTGCTTTTGCCTCTTCAGCTGCTTTTTTCTCTGCAACTTTTTCAATTCCAGTTTTTACCTTCTTAAGAAGTTCTTTCTTTGTTTCAGACTTAGATGGGTCAACGCCTTCACCCTTGTCGTACTTAGGCTCATCTTGCGTAATAAAATCTTGAACATCTGCCCATGACTGAACTGCAGCAAATGTCTTATCTTTTCCATCACGACGGCTTACAAAATAAACTGGCTTAGTTTCATCTACCCAGTTATTTTTACCCTTGCCAACAGTGACAATATTTTGTCCTTCTGCTTCTTTTTGCTGAGCAGCTTCGAACTTATCTTTTGCAGAAGCATTGGCTACATCAAATTTAATTACATCGTAAGCATCATCTGTGAACTTTTTACCAAGATCAATCTTTGTTCCGTAATAATCAACATCATCTGCGCTAGGAGACCAAGTTTCGTCAAGCTTAAATCCATCTGGAGCATCTACAACTTCTAGGTCTGCTTCATTGATTACAGGGTCTCCAATAGAAACCTTTGCTGGAGTCTTGCTGTATCCGTCCTTTGTTTGCATTGAAGGAAGAATTGCTTTAATTGCTTCAGCTGAACTTGCTGGAACGCGAACAAGCTTTCCATCTGGAAGTTCCATATCGAATGTATCGCCATCGATACCCTGAGATACTGCTGTTCCAGTAAGACTTTGAACTAAACCATTTGCTGCACGTTTGATAAGTGCACGAAGTCCGCCACCCATCTCAGCAAAGCGACCCTTACGGTCACGACGCTGGAGCATTGCACGAGCACGACGAGCTGCAGATGAGTTTCCATCACCAAGAGCTGCAAGAAGTGCGTACTGAGGAACCATACCCTGAGGCATTGTTGAAAGATGAGTAATTGCATATTCATATTCAACTGATGCTGGGTGGGAAGTTAAAGCAGAGGCAAGAAGAGTACGAGCCTTATCATCTTGAATTTCTGGGTCATCAATAATCCAACGAGCACGATGCTGCATTAATGATGCAAGAGTCATATCGTTGTCGCGAGTTGAACGTGGGTGTGCAATTGGTAGAAGGTCTGTATTTTCTACACTTGCAGTAAGAGCTCTGTTGCTTTGAGCAAGAGTAATGTAGTGAGAAAGTTCTGTAAGAGCCTTGTGCTTACGAACAGAGAATGCATCTGATTCGTTTTTAGCAAGAGAACGGGAGATAACTGTTAAAGCTGCCTTCTTTGTGACAGTACGAGTACCAGAGAACTCAGCATTGGCTTTTTCAACAAGCTCTAAGGCTGCAGCATTAATCTTCTGTGTCTGTTCTTCAATAGAAGAAAGACGAAGAGCTGGCTTCTTTGGGTAGTTGATATTCACTACTGGACTACCTCTCGTGTTGGAAGAAGGTCTGCATCAAGGCTGTCATATGTCATGCTTGCAAGTAATGAAACTCTTTTAAATGGGTTGTCATTGTTACGAACTGCACGAAGCCAGCTAGCTCTAAAGGCTTGCTCTGCGTCGTAACCTAAGCCAGAAAATTCTGTCATAGAAAAAATAACTTCTTCAGGAGAATCGTATTCTGATTCTTCTTTAAGTTCTGTAAGAAGCTGCGCCTCTGCGTATGCAGTTGCTAGTAGAAGTTCCATATCCTCTTCATCGCGAACTGGGATTGCTGAACCATCAACAACTCCTTCTGGAATTACTGCAAAGCGGCACTTACCTTCTGCTTCAATCTCAAGTGAAATGATTTGACACTCTGTTCCTTGAAAGAAGACGCAGTTGGAACACTTAACGCCAATATCTTTAACTTCGTTGTCGTATGCAGGTGTATAACCAGCCCATACTCCATCGCCATCTTGGTCAAACTTTCCATACTTGGTAGTAACCCAAACAAGTGCCTCTGCAAGAGCTTGCTCTTCTGGAATCAAACCAGATGCAGTCATTGCTGATGCTGACTTCTTTGTGCTTCGTGGGTGTGAAGCTGGAAGTAAATCGTTATCTGTCTTGTATGCAGCAGAAGAAGGCTTTCCAGACTTAAGAAGACGAAGGAATGCATTAACGCGACCCATTGCCCACTGATTGCGAGTCATACCGGGGCGGTGCGATACGGAGAAAGCTCCAGCACCACGACGGTAGACGGCCTTGAGCATTGACAGAGACGCTTTACGACCCTTTGGTGCAGTTTCATTGTGTTCTGCAACCTTGTTCTTTAGTGTTGTTTCTGTTTTTGCGTCAAAATTAATTTTCTTTGAACCAGATGCAGAGCCCTTAGAGTTTTTATCTGAGCCTTTAATCTGGTCTTTCTTTGGAGCAGGTGTTTGAGAAATTGTTTTCTTACCAGCTGCTGTTACTGGACCGCCAGCAACCCAAGCACGACAGGTACGAGCAGATGCACACTTGAAATCAAATGCTTCGCAATAACCAAGTTCGCCAGCTTCATTAATGGAATCAAACTCATCTGCGTTTTCTGTTAAACCACCTTCAATGCAAGAAAGCATCTCTGGTGTTTGAATAAATACAGCGCAATTGCCACAGCGTTGTTTCTTTGCAGTCTCAACATCTACGCCCCACTCAGAGCCGAGTGCAGTCCAATACTCTTCGTTTGGTTCTGCAGGATTGAGAGGTCCATACATTGCAGTATCAATAGCGTTCTTGCGATTCTTAAGATTGATTGCAATGTCTTGTGTTGCTGGAGGGCAAACTTCTTCAGCCATTACTGCCCTGCCTCTGTAGTTGGAGCTGGAGTTTCGGCTGGTGGTTCTGCAGGAGTTTCTGCAGGCGCTCCACCATCAAGAATTTGTTGTAACTCTGGAGTCATTGGAGCAACAGATGACGCTTGTGCAGCAGCTTTAACTGCTTGCATCATTTCAGGAGCAACAGTGTTAAGCATTGCTTCTGTAAGTTCTGGGGTCATTGCACCCTTTTCGGTCATCATACGAAGAGCCAACTCATTTGGAGTCGGAGCATCTTGATCTGAGAATCCGTGAGCACGACGCCATGTATCACCAGAGACAGCCATACGGTCATAACCAGCATCTGCATCTGCAGCACGGTCATTGCGTGTTGAAACTGCTGATGGGTCATACCAAACAACAATTTTGTTTACTTCAGCTTCTGGGTATCCATTAGCAATTAGGTATGGACGCAAATAAACAACTGTGAGTGCATCACATATAAGAAGCATCATTGGCTCGATGTGTGCCTTGTAAAGTGCTTCGTCAATTTGAAGTGCGTTTGAATATTTAACGTTTGCTAGTCCTGTTACAACATCCTTTGGAACATCTAGTCCCTGAAGGATTCGTTCTAGAACACGGTCAGAACGCTCTGCAAGTGCAGGGTCGAATGAACGCTCAAACTTGAACTGCTTAATCTTGTCGCCAAGTTCTGCAGGACCACGAATGATAAGAGGAACAACTGCGCTCGCTGATTCTTCATCGCGAATCGGAGTTGTCATCGCATCAATTAATTGTTCTTCGAATTCGTCTTCGGCTTCTTCAGCAGTAAAGCCTGCGCCGATGCCATCCTCAGAATCGTATGGGTAGTCTGGGTCCGCCTGCGCCGCAACCGAAAGACCATCTGGAAGATATAGAGCGCCAGCATTGAGGCGAGAACGAGCAGTAGCACGGAATGTCCTATTCAAAAGTAGAAGTTCGGCACATAGGTCTAGAAGTGAACGAAGTGATGAATCTGCTTCGTCAGAGAAACGTGGATGTGAACGCCAGATGCGTCCTACAAATGCTTTGCTACCAAGTCGAGAAATACCAAACGCTGCACCTTGTCCAGCTGCTTGTTCTCTACGACCAATAACACTAAAGCCACCCTTAGGGTCAGTAACTACTTCGTCAACAGAACGAATATCCCAAGACTCAGGAAGACCACTTCCTGGACGAGCAGGCATCTGAACCAAATAACATTCGCCTGAGACGGAAAGATTAAGAGCAGCATCTTTGAGTAAACCTGCTTGACCACCATATGCTGAGTTCAACCTTTCTAATGCACGCTCTGCTGCTGCTGAAAGATTACCTTCAACAACACGAGATTCGTTTACAGATACTGGAGCCTGTGATGGATCATCAACTGCTGCAGCATAAATTCTAATTCGTGAAACAACTGATGCAACTAAGTTGAATGCATATTTGATTTCACCGATAGCGTCGTAGTATTCCCAAGCTTCTGCTTGCCATGCTGATGAAGATGCGTGACGACGAGTTTTAAATTGCTCGAATTCTGCTTTGTCATTTACCTTTACTTGAACAGCAGCAGCAGTGAGAGAACGAGGAATGTTATATGCAGCAGACATTGCTGGAGTTCCGCTGGTAAAAATATTAGCGAAAGAAGATGGAGCAGGTCTCTGCGGAATTTGTACTACTTGTGTTGAACGCTTTGTGGATGCGCGACGACGGGTTGGGCGCTTAGGAGCTTCAGCTGGCACTTCTTCAACTGGCTCTACTTTTTTGAATACGCTCACTTGAGATACCCTTCGTCAATTTGGTTACGGAGCATGAGATTATTTATCCTCATACGCAGTTAACAGCCCTGCTACTGCAGACAGTGCGAACACCGTGGCTACAGCAATAGTCACTGATGTAATGATAGTAGATATTCCAAAGGCTGATGCTACCCAAATCGAGGTGCACCACTCGCAAGTGAAGAGATATCCGAACTTAGAAGTCTCTGGAGGGAACTTTTTCCATATCCAATTTCTTGGTGTATTGAGAATCGTGTCTCTAGTGATAAGCCGTGTCACTCGGTAGGTCGCTAGACCTAAGACAATGAACTCCAAAGTACTCAACTAGGGTCCTCTCCTGAAGTAATAAAGCCCCCATATGGGTTCCAACTACGCAATCTAGACCCACAACCGCAGTTGTCGTCCTTCATAAACGCAATAATCTTGCCTGAAACGGTCAAAATGTGAGTCAGCTTCTTGTCTTGCACCATTAACTCTACCTGCTCACGGAAAACAATTCTAGGCCCTTCGGGGGAGTCTTCAGCGATCAATAAAGTGTTTTGAAGTACAACAGCCCGACATCTATCCAACTTCCTTGTCCCTTGTGGAGCATCTCCAGTTGTTTTTAACATGGTGATGTCGGAAAGGGAGCCCGGAGGAGCGAGTTTTATAACAGCAGGAAATACGTCAACTATCTTTTTCACTACTTCTCCGTATATTCAGAAGGGATGTAGAAGTCATTCCACCCCAAAGCTTCTTTTGCTACTCCTAACGGAATAAGTACTGGTCTAGAACGCTCACTTGAAGGTATGAAAGAAAAGACATCTTCTTTTGTTTTAGCCAACTGGGCGTTTTTCCAAGAGCGGTTCTTTGTGAGACTGCGGATTGGGAACGCCATTGGGAAACGAGAGTTCTCAGAAGTCATCGTCTCAAGAGCTCTGGACTGTCGAGACTTTATTGCTTTTGGATTAATCCAAACCACAACGGCTAATTCTTCTTCTGTATAGGTACCAGACTGTGTTTCGTACTGTCTCACTTACTCAACCTTCTCGCCATTGCTCGGTAGGAAACCCCTGCAGCCTCGGCAATAGCCGCAGTCGGTACACCCATGCTTCTCAGGGTCTTTGCTACAGCCGTCAGCTCGTCGTTAGCTAAAGCCAGAGGACTGTCTGGGGCTGTCTTAGCTCTATACCTTTGGGCTAGAGCACTAAGTTCTTTTAGTCGAGGTTTCATATCGGGAGGGACGCCCGGAGAAATGGACCTCAGACGAGGTGCAGATTTGGTAGGAACTGAAGTAGTTAGGGATTTTGGAGGTGGAGCAGGGATATCCCTAAATTGCTCCACTATTTGTGCTCTTTTTACCCAGAAGTGGATTGTGGTCTTAGGTCTTTGTGGCTGTAGGGAATTACCCAGCGCCTGAAGGGACCAACCTGCTTCCCAGAGGACTCGGAGGCGCGATTCTGCCTCTGGACGCGGCAGAGAGCTGATGAATGTCACTTCATCTGAAGGCAATAGCGGCGTCTGATCCATTTACCTATAGTACAGGAGTTTTGAAGTGTCGTACGGGAGAAAGAGGGGCTATCTCTTTGTACGGAAGGGGCGAAAAGATGAACATTTACATTATTTGACTTTGGGCTGCGAGCTGGCCCCGCTTATATTTGGCACTGCGCCAAATCGTTCCGGGCCTTTTTTTGTTTTTTTGCTTGGTTTTTGTTTTCTTTTGGTTTTGGCTTTTGTGATTGCTTTTATGTTTGTCAAAGTCATCAAAGGTCATCAAGGTCATCACTATGTGTAGTCAAATCATCATTATGTGTGGTCATTGTTGGTCAAGGTGTGTTTATTGTTATCAAGGTCATCAAGTTGTTAGGAAGTAGTCAAGCCTGGTCACCAGGTCAAGGTCATCAAGTTATTAGGAAGTGTTAGGTCTACCTAGACACTAAATCTTTCTAGGTGCTGGGTTGGCTCTTGGGTCTAGGTCTTGGGTCTAGGTCTTAGTCTCTTGTGTTGGGCTGGTCTTGGGCTGGCTGGGCTAGTTGGGCTATGCCTAGAGGCTTGCCTAGAGGCTAAAAATAAATCTAAAAAATATTGCAGAAAGACTTGACAAAGTGCAGGAAGGTTGCTAGATTATCTCTTGTAAGCAATAAGGCTTACTTACACAGGGAGAAACAAACAATGTATACAACTTATGGAGTAGAAATCACAGCAGGCGGAGTTACTTATTACTTTCACCTAGACAACCTGAACAAGGTTCGTGAGTTGTTCGCAGGTTCTTGCGACATCACCCGCTTCATCGTTACTGAGGAGATTGACGGAAACGGACCTAAGCAACTCCGCAAGATGGAGATGGCAGAAGTGCAGGACATCATCTGGGGTCGCACCGCACGAGTCCAAATCTTGCAGGCAGTAAGCGCCTAACCCACTAGGACTAGAGCCCCTTAGGTCACCCCCTGACCTGAGGGGCTTTCCAATGCCACCGCAACACACACACACCGCAACAAACAAAGGACACCAAAGATGTATCAAGTAACTAACCCTAAGTCGGGTAAAAAATACACCTACAGCACCGCAAGACAGGCAGACGCACAAGCTTTAGCCACGAAACTAGGGGTAGAGGTTGTAGAGGTAATAGCAGTAGGCAGTCTGCCTAACCGCAGACCAAAGGTCTACACCGCAAAGGTCTGCCTATGTGGAAGGCGTGAGGACACACACGAGTCCTACGATTGCTACAAGGACGACAAACTAACTAACGGATAAGACTTGACAAAGTGCAGAGAGGTCTATAGACTTACACCGTAAGCAAGTAACAACAAAACAAAGGACACCCAATGACAACAAAGACAGCCTTACAGGTAACAACAACAGGAGAGGTCACAGAGTTAGACCTAGCCTCGGACAGCCTCAACAAACTACAGACCGCAGTAGGTGGGTGGGTGCAGGCGATAGACCTAGCCTCAGACCTCTCAATGTGGTGCAACGAAGAAGGCAAACTGACAGGGCTACCGCATAACCCATACGCACAATATATGTGGGACAAAGTATTCGGGGCACACACGGACTACCTAGTCGGGGACATAGTTCTCACAGGTGGGACAGACTCAGAAGGTGAGACTATTGGACTCACACAGGAGCAGGTAGACATTATGAAACTGACCGTAGCAAAGGTGCAGAAGTTCGTAGAACCTAGCATTACACTTATCTAGTCACGGGACAGAAGAGCCCCCTTGCTTAGGCAGGGGGGTTTTTTCTTTTCTACGACACGCCGTAGAGGACTTGACAAAGTGCAGGAAGGTTGGCATAGTTCACTTATTGCTACAGGGAGTAGCAAAGGACAGAAAGAGAAACGACGACTATGAACCCATTTACCGCATTACAAGATTGGCTAGACGAGAACGCAGATTTTGGTGCACCTATTGGTGCTTTCATAGGGGTAGCAGTTGCAGTAATTGCCTGCTTCATCTGGGGCTAACAATGACAACAAAGACAGAACCACTAGATGCAGAAGTAGCAGAAATACTAAAGAGACATATTCCTAACAACAGTCACAATAGTGAACCGCACACGAAAGAATATCTAGACAGGTGCAATAAGTGTGGGCTAGATATACGAGGCGCATACTATGACGATGAGAGAGACGGACGAGTCTTCATAGGTTGGTTCTCAAACGAGAAGAACGCTAAAGGTATTTATGCGGAAACAATTCTCTGTTCGGTAGAAGGACTTTAGAAAGAGGAGACCCAAGGGGTAAAAATTCCCCCTGGGTCTTCCTGTTCACAGGTCTAACTACTTAGATGCTGCACCCTTGCTAGGTGCCCTTTTCTTATCTACAGCCGCAAAGACATCATCTATCTCTGCCGCAGTGAGTTTCCCATCTTGTAGATAAGCGCGACTCAACCCCTCAACTACGGTCGCCACGCCACCTATACCAGCCATCAAGATTGCTTGTGTGAGTTCTACGCCAGCGATAGCGCCAGCCCCAATCACAGATAACCCAGATGCTGCGAACACCGCCATAATTCTTGATAGAACCATTTTGGTCTTTTCTGTATTTGCTGCCATTTTGTGCCGTCCTTCCATAGTCCGCACTAATGACGTTGCTACGGGACGCAACAACGCCCAGCCCCTCAATAATAGATGAGAGACTGGGCGTTGATAGGAAAGAACTAAGGCAGGATTTCTACTGCCGTGCCACTAAATAAAGCCTCAATCGTTGCTAAGTCAGCACAATCTTTTGATTCTATTCGCTTGTCTTTTTGGAAGTCTTGTAGAGCAGAGCAAGTGTGTTCACCGAAGTAACCACTCTTCTCATCTCCTGCAGAGGAGTAACCAAGTTCCATCAGACGCTTCTGAACTGAGATGACAGAGCGTGAATTGCGAGCGCTTCCGCAGCAAACAAGCGCAGCCATCTGGACATAAACCCCAGAACCTTTGGCAGCTACGTTCGACTGATCGAAATTTTTACCCTTCTTAGCTTCAGGAGCTGCTGCAGCTACAGCTACAGCTTCTTGCTTCACAACAACTTCTGGTTCTGGAACAACAACAACCGCATCTACTGTAGGAACAACAGGCTCGGTTGGTTTGATTTCTTCTGACATATAGGTTTCCTTCCTACTTTGATGGGAACTTAGCAACCCACGAATAGAGGTCACCAACTTTCCCACCATTATAAGCGTTCTTGCCTACCCCCCAAGCGCCGAAATCTTCTCCTCCACCTGACATTAGGAAGGCAATCCGCGCATTGGCTACTGGGTTGAATAGTTCTTCGTTGGTTGTAAGACCGTATTTTTCACGGCGGTCTGCTCCGAGACCACCAATCATATTGATTTGGAATAATCCATAGGAGTTATCTCCTGTATCGGAGTTCCCGTTGTGTGAGGTAGGACCTCCACGGGACTCTCGCATCACAATGCCCCAAGCAAGTTTGAGGGCTTGTCCCTCGAATCCAACTGCTTGGAGAAGTTCTTTGAGTTCTTCAGGCTCCAATGGTGCTCGACGTTCCGCATACTTAGCGAGAACTGATGGGGCTGGAGGCTGGGTAGTGACTGAAGCTGCTTTGAGTGAGTAGATTTTTACCCCTCTATCGACGCGATCAGGGATCACTACGTTCTTCTTTACTGTCGTTGATGTCGTTGTTGTATCTGATACTGCTACTACATTGGATTGGCTATCGTCTTTTCCAACTGCTTGGGCGACCGCAGCGCTGGCGCTCAATAGCACGAAAGCCATTGACAAACCGAACACTACTGTTTCTGCTTCGCGTTTAGAAATACGCATTGTTGCTCCTTTGTTAGGGGATAGGGACAGGTGCTATTGAAACTGCACCGAAGGGCGTTAGATAGCCCTCATCATTTTGTCTAATACGTCTTTACCTCCTCAACCCTAGCACAGTTGCAGGGAAATCCACCCCCTAAGACTACCTCAAAAGGTGGATTTACCCAAACAAAAGGTTACGGGAGTATGAACGCCTTCCTGCACTCTGGTCCAAGCATCAACTCACGACTCTTAGGGTCTGTGAGTTCAGCACCGCATTTGCCACAGCATTGGTAATGTTCAGCAAACAACTTGGTGTATTTGTATGGGTCAGTCTTGATTATCCGTGTAAACACAAGGGCGTCCTCAACGGCTGGTCGGACACGAGTGAACGCTCCAACTGAACCATATAACTTCTTGATGTAGGTCTTCTTCATATATTCCTTGACCTCAACGAAGACTAAATCTCCGTGCACTTTGTCCTTCAGAAGGTCAGTCATCAACTCAGAAACTGGTATCGCATACTTGCTTTTAGGCACTCCCTGAAGTGCCCCAATAAGTTCTCCATAGAGGTTAGGTTCTGCTTTTTTTACCAATTCAGCGAAGGCTGGAGATGGCAAGGTTGGCTGGAAAACCATCTTGGGATACTTCAGGAAAAGGTCAATCAGGCTTGATGCCTTCTTGATGTCAAGAGTTTCTTTCTCCGCAAGGTATGCAGAGACCATCTCTGATGGAATCTCTCGGCTCTTCACCAAGTCATCTAGAAACTTGATTTGCTTCTCAGATGCTGGTGCGTATGTTGATGTCATTTGTGTCATTTGATTTGCCTCCCTGTTGGCTTTAGACCAATCTACCTGACATTTGCAGGGAAGTCAAGTTATTAGCCTGACTTTTTTGGAAAGAGACTTGGATACTCATCTTCGTAGTATGAGTCGTCCGCAAACCCCGTGTAGGAGTAGGTCGGCTTCACATAGTTCTCTGAGACCTGATGCATAACTGACCACACCTCGGAGAGGCTGTGAGTGAAGTCTGCACCACGAGTCTGATACATACGAGACTTGTAGTTGTTGTATTGCATCTCCTCGATGGTCTTCAACACCCACTCCGCATACTTCTTCTTCGAGACAAACACACGATGTGGGTAGTCCCGCTGCGGGGTATCTAGAATTTTTACCCCAGCGAACTTCGCCAGAGCTTCTAAACTCTTTTTGTCACGACCACGAACAATCATTTTCTTTTTGTCCTGCAGGTCTACGACCGCAGATACAAAACCTGTTTCACTAAATAGCCACATTTGGCGTCCTTTCGTCTTTCATTAGTAGTTGTTATTTCTCTCTTGAACTGAGGATTGCAGATGTAAGGGCAATAAACCCAAACGAGATAACCAAGTCAGGTGTGTTAGTCACCGCAGCGATTACTGACGCAACGCAAGCGAGCGCAGCGATTACTGAAGTCCAAACAATGTTCTTAGGCATCTGTGTTCCTTTTCTTGTCAGGTCGGGTTCTTCCAACCAAACGAGTTGATGGGTCTCTAACGACTGTGCCCTGCGAATAAATCGCCTTGCGTGCAGTTCGGTATGCGACTCCAAGTTCTTTTGCTACGGCTTCTATGGCAAAACCTTTGTCATAAAGTTCCGAAGCCTGTTGTGCGATGTTTGCACTCTTCATTTTTACCTTTCGTATCCTTCTTCTATGGGTCTTTGGACTGCTCCCCCGATTGTGTCAGGGTCGCCACCTAAAGACGCTATCCAATTACGGGTCTCTTCGTCGTCGGGGTCGCTAGTCACTCTACGACCAGCGTTCCAAGTGAACGGAGAGGTTGCTCCCACAGGCAAGACAAACAAGTGATACTGATTAGCCGTATCAACAAGTTGGCTTTCGGGTGGGAAGATTTCTATGGCTTCTCTTTCCGCACCAACAAGTTCGTTCTTGATGCGTTGGAAGTGTCGCCAATCTCTTATTGCTTTTCTGTTTTGATGTCTGATGCTCAGGTGGATTGCACCTTCTTCAGTTGCCTCAAACAGAAACTTATGAACTACATAGAACGAGTTAGCCCAAAGGGTTTCGTGTTCCCGTAGTGATTCTTTTGCTTCCTTCCCGTGTGCGTATGGGACTGCTTCTTGAAACGGCGTCCATACTTTTTGGGGGAGCGTTCGTCCACCTTTATGCTTTGACATTTTTACCCTGTCCTTTCGTCGCTTATGGGTAGAGCAAGTTCTTGCAGAAAGAACTCATCTCTTCTAGTGGAACTCGGCACGCTTCAGGTGTCGTGATGTGGTCTGCGAGCGCAAACACCGCAAGGAAGAGAAGGAACAAGATTGTCCCAACAACATAGCGTCCTCGCTTAGTAAGGCTTACACCCAACCAGTTCTCAACTGCATTTATCATTTCGTTTCCTTTCGTCGTTTTGTCTTACAGATGTAAGTCTATCAGACCTTCCTGCATTTTGCAAGTAGGTTATGAAACTTTCTTTTTTGCGTCAAGCATTTGTCGGGCACGCTTGGCTCGCATCTTCCTATCCCAACGCTCGGCACGATTACCAATGCGCTCGGCAGATGAACCAATGAAGTCAAACAACTTTCCTAATGCAATCATAGGAAGAAGAATTGCTAACCCTAAAAACTCTTCATCACCTTGTGCCTTATCTAGTGCCTTTGGGTTATAAATGTAGGTGGTGTTATCTCCACGCTTTGCAGGCTTCATACTTCTCCTTGCACGCTTGTAAGTGCCATAGATGGCGCTGTCTGGTAATCCATACATCTTGCTGTCCTTTCGTCGTTAGGACAACTATAACAGGAAGTGCAGGAAGATGCAAGTCTTTGCAAGAAAATCTTTGGAAAGTTATTTGGAAGTGCTATCCAGCCTGGAGGAAATCTACTCAGGAACTCTGGGTCAAGAGATAAACAGGCTCACCTGAGTTGGGGTCAAGACGGCAAGCGATGGCGACCGCGTTCTTTGCGCTGCTGCGTGCGTGGGACATCGTTCTTTTTTTACCCTCTGAAGCTTGATACATCGCACCTAATGCGTAGTCAGCCCCAGTTCCCAGAGCGTGAAAGCCTCTTTCTTCGTGACACCAATCGTAGCCAGAGCCAATCTCATAGATAGTTCCGTGCACAATCACTAGAACATTTGAGTCTTGTTCTCCCTTTTCACCGTATTGAGCCTCATCAAAGCAGGCTTTGAGCGCAGGTATGAATTTGGAGGAGATGAACTTGTCCAGTTTGATGCCAATATCAGTAGCAGCAGGTAGAGGTGGCTTGAATGAATGCGCCAAAAGGTTCACGGCACGCATATCCCCGGCCGCACCTAAAATGTATTGACCATTACGAACAACTTTCCCAGCATCTTTCGGCAGGATAAAAGAACGATTGTCTTCGCAGACGCGGGAATCATAGGCAACAACAGCCCAGCCTTCCCCTTGTATCGCAGCAATCGTAGTCATTGCGTTCTATCTCCCTTGTTCACGCAGCGATGGGCCTGGTTACCAGGCTAAAATTTTTACCCTTAGTCTTCCCACAGCAGATCTCGAAGAAGGTCTTCGTGACGATCAGCGTGATGGGAATTGTTCTTCACCGAAATATCTTCAGAGTCAATCAGTCTGTCTAACGACAACACCGCAATGTGCCCTAACTCCTCAAACATAATAACAAGTTTGGTTTCTCCGTCATTTGGGTCGTCAATGATGGCGGCGACAAAAGGCGCGGCAGAGCCATTCTGATGGAACTCTTTATCAACTATTCCGGGTATCAACATACAAGAACTTTACTACTGATTGCTTGGTTCTATAAGGAGGCTAACCGCATCAGTTTCCGTCTTTAGAGGGGCTGAGCGAGCCTAAAAGTGCTCCTCAACCGACACCTCTCCCCCTCAGGGAGTAGGAGGAGAGATGCGGCGGAAGGTAGAGCCGCCTCATCGCACTACGCGAGTATTCTCAGCGCTGCGCGGAGCTTCTAGAATAACTCAGGATTTTTACCCCTATTTCTCCCGCAGCGCACGTTCTACTCTTCTTCTACTAAACCAATCTCTTTTGAGACCGCAACTACGTCCCAGCCGTAGAACTCTTGAATAAGAACTCCAGCCAATCTAATAGCGAAATCCTCATCATCTTCGCCTTCTTCACGCAACTCCTCGTTGAGAACAACTGTTGTAATCATTGAGAAGTAGTCCCCAACAAACATCACGCTCTTTGTTAGAGGTATCAAATCAACTGCTTCACTCATACGGCTTCTCGCTTTCTCTCTTTTACCCAGTTGCCATCGGCATCTACCGAAAGAACATCATCTCCATCAAACGCCCACGCCCATTTGCAACAAGGCTTTGCATCTTTATCCGCAGGGTGTTGCCCACCTGAGACTTTGTTAGCCAACATCGGGAAGGTCTCTAAGAACTTCACAACGCAGTCGTGACACATTATCCAGTTTAGTCCTTCTCTTGGTGGATAGTTATCTGTAAAACCTCCGTAATAACCTGAGTTTAGGAAGTCAAAGTGCAATCCATCATCAGGAACTTTTTCCTGAGACACGCACGGGACTGCTGTCCCGCACGCATCGCACATCTCGTAACCGTGTAATGGTTCTTCAGTTACCGACATTTTTACCCTCTGATTCTTCCATCAACCCAACAACAACTTTTACATCAACTTCGTCATCAGGAAGATAGTTCATCTGCAACTGATTTACAAGGTCTCTAACCTTCATCATCTTCATCGTCTTCTTCCTCTATTCCGAGTTCTTCACGAAGAGTCCCTATTGCTTGCATCCAAGTCTCGGCACGAACTTCATTGAGAACTTCATCGTTCTCCCAGAGTCTAAGGAACTTTATCCATTGTTCGTCTGTGATTTCAACACCGAGGTCTGACTCAACATCGGACTTAGAATAGATATGGTAAGAAACAATTTCGTCTTCAACAAACTCTTGGTCTACATACTCCGCAAGTGCGCCAGCCGTAATGAACTCACTATCTTCTTCTAGTTCTTCATCATTTATCTCTATGTCATTTTGATTTGTCATTTTATATCACCCCCTAAAAAACCTTGATTCTTCTTATGGCGAAAGTTCTTTATATTGAAAGTAGTGTGACCCGTAGCCTCTGCTATTTCACGGGCAGTTATTTTATTGTCAATAGCAAGGATTATTAGTTCTTGCTTTCTTTTCTTCAGGTCGGAATATTGTTTAGAGATAATTTCCAACTCGGTGAGAATTTTTACCGCAGTAGTGTCTACTGTTATTGACTTTGGTCTGCCCACTCTAAACTTCTGTGTAGATTTCACCTCACCTTTTTGAGTGAAACCAATAGAGTAACTCTGCTTTACTCTTTTATAGCGATTAGTTATTGCTTGACTACTTTGATAACCTAAAGCAAGAGCAAGTTCTACTGCCGAAACTCCTCGCTCAATCTCATCTACAATCAGTCTGTCAAACTCTAAAACTTCAACCGCAGCTCTATTACCACCCCACGCTTTCTTTTGGTCTGGTTTTAGTTCCAGCAATCTCGCAACTACTTTTTCATCTGCTTGCATAGTTGTCTAGCCTCCTATTATCTTCGTCTTGATTTAGGTGTTGCCATTGTTTCTTTCCGATTTTTACCCCACTTCGCCAAGCATCTGCCAGCAAAATATCATCGGCAGCCGACTTCAGCATCGGTGTTTCTATATCTCTACGACCATCAAACGCTTCATTGAGATAGTCATAAATAGCGCCATCTATAAACTCCATACGCAAGTCTTTGTTGTCTAATGATTTATCGTGATACGACATACTTCTTGACTCGGCAACAAAAAACTCTACGGCTTCTAACCGCAGGTGAAGAAACTCTTCTTCAGAAAGAAAAGTTTGATACAAACTAAAGATTCCAACCGCATCATTTAGTCCAACGTAGATACTGAACTTCTCTGTAAAGATAATAGTTTTCATTGGATTTTTACTTCCAATCCAGTCTTCCAATCTGACAATTCTTGTTTAGGTGCGAACTCAATAACCCGCACAAGGGCTTCTCTTGCTATGGAACCGCGATGAACCCAAGAGGTTGCGTTACCAAAAAAAGCTGGACTGTGGTCTGTTCCCACTTCCCATTTAGATTTATCGGTAACCTTCGTGTCAATCTGAAACACAACTAATCTGTCGTGCTTTACGAATACTGGCTCTTCGCCTTTTTTACCCATATGGAAGTGCGACATCAACCTGAAGCCCATAAACGCTAAGCAATCATTTTCACTTTCACTTGCATAGACTTCACCGAACGCTGAGAGTAATCCCTCTCGCTCAATGCCTTCCTGATTACAAACCGCAGTAGCGTGGTAAAGATATCTCGGTAACATCTTTACACTTCCTGCTCTGATAGGTATTGAGCAATCTCTTCTTGTGTAGCGCCTTGCAACTTCTGCAACCGCACCCAAATATCTCCTGCACGAACATACATTTCCATAAAGGCAAACAACTTATCCATTGAGTAATCTTTATGATTTTTATGGCGCTCTATTTCGCTTTCCATAAACTTCATAAACATTGCAGTAGCAAGTGTGTTTACTTCTAGTTCTGTTTCACTTAGTTCTAGGTTTTGCTTAGACATTTATTTCTCCCTGTGTCGTTTTGTCTTGGTAGTAATCTATCATCTCTCTGCACTTTGTCAAGTATCTCAGGGAGATTTCTTGTAAAAGTTATTGGGAAGTTCTGTCCCCCCCGTGGTGAAAACTGAACGCCCCGCACAAAACAAGCAACTCCAGCCAGAAAATTAAAGAAGGAAAGTTATTTGGAAGTTTTGACCAGGGCCCTGGCGATCAGCGATCAGCGGGGTAAAAATTTTGCCAGTCTTCAGCCAGCTTCCGCGAGCGCAAATACCTGCACCAGGTGCAAAAGTTATTAGGGAGTTGCCGACTTTACTCGCACTGTGAACTCCAGTAAGGCTTTCAGAGGTATCCCTTCGGAGAAAATATGGAGAAATTATTGCGAAGTTTCCGACGGCAGCCCTGGGAATATCAACGAAGTGCCAAATTTTTACCCCGCATCGCTGCCGCAGCCATCGGGACAAAAGAAAAACTCCCGCATCTTCCGACACGGGAGTCTCTCCGACTTCTATTACTTGCAGTTACTACTCTTCTTCAGGACGCTCCATCACGCTGAGTGTGAAGTATGCGCCCGTAGGCTCATCGTGTGAGCCTCTCCGCACGCTAAGTGCTGAGCCTTCTAGCGTGAAGGTAAGTCGGAAGTCGCCATTTAGTGTGAGGGCATCAAGTATTGAGTCAAACTCAACAACCGCATAGCCTTCACTTCGTAGCCAAGTCATCGCCCGGCCGTGAATACGAACAACTTGCTTGTCCGCATCAAAGTTATTGGCATCTGCCCAACCCTTCAGCAAATACTTCAGGTTGTCTTTTGCATCGTCATAGCAACCGAAACAATCGGCTGAGTAACTTCCATCTTCATTTGTGCAAGTGCAGTTATTTTCTAACTCCACTACTTGCTTTTCCATCGTGTCCATTTGTGTCCTTTCGTCGTTATGAACAAAGTAATCATACCTAACCTTCCTGCAATTTGCAAGCATTTACCGAACAATCTTTACAAAGTTATTTGGAAGTATCGGGACGGGCCGGGAGCTGTCCCCCGGATTTTCGCCGCGTATCTCATATTTTTACCCCCGCACTTTTCCGATCACCTTCGCCAACTTCGGAATAATTTTGGGCAAAGAAAAACCCCCCACCTTTCGGTGAGGGGCTTTTCGGTGAAGTCTTACTTGACTACTAGAACCGAGTATTCGGTAGTGGTCTGAGTCGCTTCGTAAGCCTCAGGGAAGGCTTCGGCAAGTGCCTTTGTATCAACACCTGTTCGCTTGCGAGGGCTGACCTCAATACGCACAACACCATCAACGATGCCTGCTTCTGCTTCGCCAAGTGCCTCACGGATTTTGGCTTCTAGCGCCTTCTTTGTCTTTTCCAAAGAAGTGAGCATATCGCGTGTTGCGACAAACTCTGTGATTACTGCCTGTGTGGCTGAGTCAAGCGTTACTGCCTGACGCTCCATCGCAACCTCAGTTACGACCTTGCTGATTACTTTGGCTGTTGCCATTTGGTAACCTCTGTCTTTCTGTCTTTTGCACTACGCACCCTTTGTGGGTAGTGGTTGGAGAGGCTTGCTCACCAACAAGAACTACATTACACGACCTTCCTGACAATTGCAACTCCATTTACAACTTTTCTTTTGTGTCTTTCGTCACATCTTTGGGGGCAGGGTATCCATACCAATCCCACCAACCTGAGGTCATTTCACGCCCCCTAAAACTGAAGGGTGGGTAACTACCCCACCTCGCTCTTGGTATCGCTTTCGGGCATCTACCAACTCGGAGAAGTAATCGCCTCTCTCGGCAACAAAACCTTTTGAGGTCGCAATAACTGTCCATACGACATAAGAGTGCAACTCGGTAATTTTTACCCCAATAACTACCCAAGAGGCATAACAATCTCCAACAACTCTTTCACTCAGTTTAGTTCGCATCAAAACCATACGCTGAGTATCACCAACGAAGTCGCCTAACTGCAACTCGTCATATTCACGAAGTGGATTTGGTTTTATCATCTTTTTACCTTCTTGGGTCTGTCCATCTGAATTGCTTTCCGCAACGCGCTTTCGCGGGTTGGGTGAAGTTCTATTTGGCAATAGCGGTTCGCCGTATCAACAACCCACCAACCTGTGCTTTCATAATCAGGCTTTATGTCGTATCTCTGAGTCATTTTTATCCTTCCGTCGTTTGTTATTTATAATCTAACTCAGAAGTGCAGGCAAGTCAAGCATCTTCTAGCCGTGTCTAAAAGTGGAAGTCTACGGGGACTAGGTATTGCATCTCAGGTGCAACGGCGAGCCGTTCACGGAAGTATTGCAGGTTGCCCGTGTGTTGCTCCAAGTCATACACGCCCGTATCGCAAGTCCAATCATCTTGCAAAAGACTCGCCAACTTCTTCAGGTAATACAACTTCATACCATCGCCGTCAAAAGGTTGGTTCTTCTCCGTGTTGTAAGCATCTACTTGCGCCGCCAAGTCCAAAGTTTTTACCTCTTCCAAGTGACGCAGCATCTCCGCTTTCCTGCCGCCGACCCACTCTTGGAGCTTCTGCTCCGCAAGTGTTTGGTTCTCCGTATAACGCAATACATTTTTACCCTTGCCGAAGAAGTTATCCCACCGTCCTGCATACGGACTTGTGTCGTGCCAATCTGACCAATTCGGATACCGTTCTTCGCTATGAGTAATCGCTGAAGCAACCTTGTCTAACGCCTCTTCGTGGCTCTCCGCTTCTACTAAAAGTATCTGACAAGTGTGCATCACTTACCTGCCGTCATACACTCAAAGCCGTCGCCCCAGCAATAGCCGTTGCCTGTCCACCAAAGGTTTGTAGACACCGAGCCGATAACAAAAGCCAAAGCAATCACCGCAATAGAGAAAACAACTCGCCGTCTCACTACATACTTGCGTTCCATCTTCATTTGATTTCGACCGCCTTGTAGTTCGCCTTGTGCTTCAGGTTGCCGTATTCCTCGCCAACCCACTCATCAGCCAAAGCAATCGCTTCTTCTGCCGTATTTGCCTCAAAGGAAGTATTTATCTCCGCAGAGACAATCACATTGTATTTCTTCATTTTTATCCTTTCGTCGTTTGGTAACACCATCATAACAAATCTATGCAGGAAGGTCAAGCATTTCCACGCCAGCATCTTCTATTTGTTTTGCGTTCTCAATCTCTTCGTCAAGCCAAGCCTTCGCCGCTTCAATCGCTTCAAGTATGTC